TGGTGCCGGTGACCGGTATCGTTATCTCTACGTTTTCAACAGGTTAGAGATGAGGTTGCCAAAACAATGCCAGAAAAAACGAGGGCTGATATTGAAGACTATGAGGCGCTGTACGAGTCCGAACGGTACCTGATTCCCGTCAGGAGGCTTTGCCCAGGCATTGATCGGTCCTTTGCCTGGCATGGCGCAAACGACCAGCACAAATATCCAGGTGACTGGCTCCGGTATTATGCCTCAGCCTTCCATTTTACTGATGCTGAGATATGGGCCGCTCGTACGACAGCCGACATGCCGTCGGCAAGCGGCGTCTATTTCCTGTTCGATGGGGAGGTCTGCATATACATCGGCCAGACGAACAACTTCTTTGACCGGGCAGTGCAACACCAGCGAAACCGGGTGAGGTGGACGTCGCACGCCTACTTCGAAGCGCCGAAAATGCACGCCCCAGATATCGAGGCGTACTACATCCACCGCATTAAGCCGATCCTTAATAGCGCCTACCCATCTCTGGATGGCTACTCGCGCCTGATCGAAGCACTATGCCTCGATCAGGCATAGTTGATCATCCCTGCAGGCTTTCGGCCCACTTGATCACTTCCCTGGCCTTGTACCGGGGGAGCCCAGATCCGTTCGCCGTGCGGATGCAAATCGGCCGCGGGAAGCTAGGCAAGGGCAGAATTTTGTCTCTTACTGTCGAGTGGGAGTATTTCAGGTAAGCGGCAATGTGCTCCGTATCCCAAAGGTCGACCTCAACTGGAATTGACTTCTCGCTCAGCTTTTGCAGGATCGCTGCAAGAATTTCTTTTTCACTCATCTATTTTCCTTCCTATTCTTCCTTGCCGGACGGCTGCGCGGTATTGCCAGGAGCAGGAGCAGCGCCGCGCCAGCCTTCATAGATTGTTTCTTCGCTCGCGTAGCCGGTGCATGCCGAGTTGTGGCAGATGCGCGCTAGAGCTACCTCATGCGTGCTGCAATGCGGGCACTTCGGCACTGCATCGCCAGCGCTGCGAGCCTCGCCGTAGCGTCCGCGCCCCAGAATCGCATCGCGGCAGTGGTGCAGCACGTTGGCCGCGCTGATATAGGTGCTCATCTTCATCTTCGTGTCAGCGAGCAAATCCATTACAAGTTGGATCTCGGCCAGCAACTCGTCTTTTACCGCTCCCCCTGCTGTACTGGCGGGGGAAGGGGCTCGGTTGGTTTCGTTGGTCATCATTCGTCATCCCAGTAGCTCATGTCTTCAGCTGCCGCGCCTTCCGGGTCATTGGCCCATTCCTCGGCATCGGCTTCAACATAGGTTTTGTAAAGACCTTCTGCATATTCTTGGGTCGCGTCCGCCCAACGGCACCTTAGCGTTGCAAGCGCGAGCTTGATCCATTCGTCTTTGTTGAGGTGGTTATCAGCCATTGGTCGACTCCGATTCAAAAAGGTCGGCAACCGCCAGTCGCTCGCGGCGCGTGTTGCGGGCAGTTTCCGCGTGGTGCGCCGCGTCGTGGCGCAGGTGGTGCATCTGGCACAGCGCGCGCAGGTTCGCCGGGTCGCAGTTCTCAGGCTGGTGGTCGAGATGCGCAATGGTCAGCACGATCGTCACCATGTTCTTGACCTGGAATTCGCTCATGCGCACCCTGGCAATGTACTCGCCGGTCTCTGCGTCGAACACTTCAGCGGTGTCGGCTTGGAACGTGCCAGCGAATGGGCCGGTGCCACGGGCAATGATCTGACCGTTGGCGACCTTGCACTGCTCGCAGCAGTTGCCGGCGCGCGCCAGAATTTGCTCGCGGATCTCTTGCCAGTTCTTCGGGTAGCGCGCCCGGTTTTCAGGTTTGATCGGCATTGCTTCCTCCATCGGTATTAAGAGCTGGCGGAGATAGCACGACATCGCCGTCGAGCAGCGGCTGGAAATTGCCGCGCACCGTGCGCACCACTCGATTCCATCGGTTGCATTCCATGTTGGAGATCAGGATTCGGTAATCGCCGTCGAGCGCCTTTACCTCGTCCAGCGTCAAAGCCTTGCCGAAGTAGGTCATGGGGCTGTGGTCGTGCGCCTTGCCGCGCAGGATCTCGCCGTTCATCTCGGCCTCTTGGCGCGCGAAGAATCGATAGGCATACGCGCCTAGCGGCATCACTACCGGGGCATTGCGGCTTGCCACTGGATGGACCTCCGTTTCGCTGACGAACGCGCCAGGGAAGTAAAACTCGATGTACTGTTGAATGCTCATGCCTTCTCTCCTTCTGCGCTGTTATTGGCGCTGTCCTGGCCCTGCTTCGACAAAAACTCGACGCCCTTGTGGTTGCTGCGCCCACCGATGACCATCGAGGTGATGAAGTAGAAGTTGCGTCCGATGTCGTAAACCACTTCTTCCTTGTCAGTTCCGGCCTCTAGAATTAGTTTGGCGCGCTCGCTGTATGCCTTGTCGCCGATCTTGAAGCGCAGCTTGTCGCCCTTGCGCACTTGGCCCGGCTCCGTGACTGACTGCCATTCGCGGGACCGCTCGGCTGCGCTCTCCCGCTGGTCATCTGCAAACTCATCCGGGTAACGGGCTGGGTCGTAGGTGGTACAGCCCGCTGCGTGATGGTCGGCGCGGCAGCAGAGGCGCAAGCGGCATTTTTCGGCTTGCTCGGCGCTCTCCCGCTGGTCGGGCTGTGCGCCTGGCAGAACGCCACTCGCATCACAACGAGCACAAAGCTCATTCGGACTGACGCGGCCTGAACCTTCGCAATCGCTGCATTCACGGTCGGCGGGCTGTGCACCACTGTACAGCTCGCGATATGCTTGATCCGCAACTTGCTGCTGCACTTCCTCGGACTGACACGTCGGCCATTTGCAGTGAAGATCAGCAGGCTGCGGGCCATTCTCAAGCCGCCGCGCGATTTCACCCAAGATCGTTCCGGCCACCTCAGCAATCTGCTCATGCGTGAAGTGCTCGGGGATATGCGCGCCGGTCAACTTTGCCACGCGCGACAGGCGCTTCGCCAAGAACTCGGCATTGCTCGGATCGGCGAGCTGTGCGCTGGCTGGTGCGGCGAGGTAGAGCTTGTCGCCCCGCTTGAGTGGCGAGCCATCCGGGCCGTAGATGAATTCGATGAACAGTCCTTCGTCACCTTCATCCACCTCGGCGACAGGCTCGCCTTGACCCTTGGCCGAAAGCTGGGCGCGATCAGCGGCGATAGCGGCGTCGTTCAGGTTCACATAGTCGCGCACGGCAGCACCTCGGCCCATCGCATAGGCTGCGCGGGCATAGTCCTGCATGTCCTCGCGGCGGTAGGCGTAGACTCCCGGCAGCAGGCATGGTGCCTTCGGCAGCGGCGGCAACTCATCTCCTCCCGCTGCGGGTGGTACGGAGCGGCGGTTCCATACGGCGATGGCGTCGGCTGCGGTTTGGTGGAAAAGCTGCCTGATCTGGCATGCGCCACAGAACACGCGATGGAATTCGCCATGCGACCAGACGTTCTCAGTTGCATAGCCCTTGGTCAGGTGTGCAGCGCCTCCGCACATGGGGCAGGGCATCAGCTCGGCTTCAATACTCGCGCCTTGGTTCAGGTCAGTCATGGAGTTGCTCCTTTATTTTCTGGCGCTGCGCCGCTGCTTCCATCAACGCCAGCAGCATTTTGATAAGTAGTGACTTTTTCATTTGCCGCCCTCCTGCTGGGTGGCGCGCATGGCTTTTCGGTCCAGGTCGGCCTTGGCCATTTCCGCAACCTTTTCGAGCGATCCTGCACTGAACTGCACCGAGCCAGTCGGCGGAATCAGCACCCAGCGGCCAGGCCCGAAGAATTCAGCGTAGCGGCGCAGCATCACGCCAGCATCGAGCCGGTCGCGCCCGGCCTCGGAGAGCTTGTCGCGGTCCATCAGTGGCACCGTCCACAGCTTTTCAGGGTCGATGCGGTCGGCTAGCGCGCGCAACTTCGCTTGCTTCTCGCTCGGCGCATCCTCGCTGGCCGTCGCTGCTCCAGCAGTAGGAGCGGCGAATATTTCGCCGGCCAAGCGGTAAATGTCCTGCATGACGACTCGACGGGTTCGTCCCGGCCCGATCACAGGGGCGTTGCCGTACTCGCGCACCAATGCGTCCAGATCGTCGCGCACGAAGTCGGTCGGCGCTGCCTCGGGAGTGCTGGCAGGGGAAGCGGCAGCGGGGCATTTTGCGCGGTGGCTATCGAAATATCCGCGTTTGTGCTGCAACTCGCCGATCAACGTCATCAGGTCGCCGCGCCACACGATTGCAGCTTGGTCAGGCACGGGCCGCGGCTGCTGGAGATCGACGGCGCGCTGCACGCGCTCTTCGGCACGCCGGAAGTCCTCAATCGGCATGGCGTACGGATGCACTCGGCCAAGCATGTCGAACAATTCGGCCTCTGCATCTACAGCCTGCGCTGCCGGGGCATCAGGATCGATCAGTTCAAAGAGGCCGCAATGCCTGTAGCCAGGAAGGTCTGAAAGATCATCCTGCACTGCCGGTGCTTTGGCTGCGAGATGCGAGACTTCGTTGTTGCTCGTATCGCCGCCCTGCGCGCGGCACCGGCGGACTGCATCCAACTCAGCGAAGACGGCAGAAACAGTAGTCTCAATCTCTCTCATGTACTTCGCTTCAACGCCATCGCTGGTGACGCCAGCCATGTAGTTGCGGTGGGCGTTTTCGCGGATTAAGCTCATGACGTCTAGGCGAGTGATTTCCTGTTGACTTGCCGGTTCCGCGCGCAGGGCGGAATCACATTCAACAGCATTGTGTTGCTCGGCTGCGCCCTGCTGGGCGGATACCGGAGCAGGACTGGCGCGGGCAACCTGCCATGCGCTCCAAGCGGCTTGCGCAGGCTCGTCGATGTACTCGCCCGACTTACGGCGCTCCAGTCCTTCGTCATCGACAATGTCGTGGCGCAGCGCCTCTCGCTCGAACAGCGACCGCTCGTCTACCGCTTCCCCAGCCTGTACCGGCTGGGCTGCGCGACTGTCGATGCTCGCGCTTGCCGTGGTATCCGCTGCGCCTGCTGGCTTGGCGGCGCGTGCCTGAGCGATCAGGGTGCGGAATACGTCAACGGGGATCAGCGCAGACTTTGCGCCCGGCCCGGCAGAGTCTAATATCTCTTGGAGCTTGTCCAGGTCGAGCGGCTGTGCTGCGGTGGTGGAATTGGTCACGATTGGTTCTCCGTATCGAATATCATGATCTCGCCATAGTTCGAGATCGGCACTTGGCTCGCGGCGTCGTAAGCGATTGGGTAAGTGTCCCACTGCGCCATGCAGTCGGCGTCCGGGCCGTCGCCACCTTTGATGATCGGGATGAGCGCGTTACCCCGTTGAATTACGGCGAAGAAGGCCATCACTCCACCCCTTTCCCGCCAAGGGCGCCATCACCGGACTGATTGCCGTTGACCTCGGCCTCGGTACAAAATCCACCGCAGCCGCCGTTTGCGCCGTAGTTGAAGCCGGGGCATCCCTTATCCGCATTCGGGCATGGGTTTGCACAGTGCGGCCCCATCGGTATCGTTTCGCGGCCCTTCGCTAGCTCATCCATCATCGCGTTGATCGCATCATCGCGGGACAAGGCCCGCCCTTGGTCGTCGGTCATGTAGGTCTTCTGATTTTTGCGCAGCCCTTGCAGGTGGCGGATGCCGCCGCGCACGCTCATGCACATGTAGGTGGTGCGGCTGTTCATTTCGCGCCTCCGGTATCGCCAAGGGCGCTAGTGTCATTGCTGGGTGTAGTGCTCGGAGCTGCGGGAATCGGCATCCAGTGCGTGACCGGGCCTTTGCTGACGTAGACGCTGGAGTATTCGCCCCAGTTGTCAATGCGCTCCAGCCAGCCCGCTTTCAGGTACTCGCGGTCATCCGCTTCGTTGTACTCGCTGTCGCACTCGTCACCGGTAGCCTCGACTTCAAACTGGCGCACGTACGTGGCGCGGATGATGCGCAACTTGCCTGCACGATTGCGATAGGTGGCTAGGCAATGGTGGCTTTCCGGGCTCTCTGGCAGGCGGTCCTCGACGCTGATCCACTGGCTCGGCACCTGGGCTGCTGCTTCCTTAGTAGCGAGCTCGGACCTTTCGGCGCTCGTGTTTCCGCCCTTCGCGGAACCCGCCGTGCTCGACTGTTCTTCCGCCTCGTGGCGCCGGCCAGTGTCATAGCCGACCATGATGGCATTGCAAAACCACGCCAGCATCATGCCATGATTTGCCGCATTGTTCAGACGGCAGAACTCGTCAGCCCAGTCTTTGCCGTCCATCGTGCTCAAAAGCCAATTCGGGTCGCGTGCATCGTGTTGGCCTGCGGGTGCCGCGAAGGGCGGCAATACGTTCGCCTGCTGATCAGTAGCCGCTCGCACTGCTGCTACCTGCTCTGCCTGGGCGGGGAGTGCGATGACAGGCGCGTCGTAGAGCGGCCCAAGGCGCTTCCATGAGGTCGGGTACATATCGATGTTGCCGCCAAGCTCGTCCGCAGTTCGGGCGATAAGCGCGCCAGACTTCCTTAATCCTTGCTCGCCGATCCACTCGTAGAGATACGCCACCGGCTCTGCTTGTGCCTGCTCTGCTTGCACCGGGGCGGCCACAGTAGGGGCGCCATGCAGTAACGCAGCCGTCATTTCCGGGCGGTTGGGGTTGAAGTAGCTCCACAGGTATTCCAAGTCCTGCCGGATCGTCCTGCCGACCTTGCTGTGATGCTTATCCAGCAGGGTCGTAGCGCGCATGTTCGGGGTGTCGCACTCGTCGGACTTGTTGAGCATCCAGCGCAGCGAGTTCAGCGCCGATGCCAGTTCGTAGGTCGGGGCGGTCAGCACCGGGGCGGCTGGCGCAGCCGTTGAGAGGATTTCGCGGTCTATGTAGTCAATGATGCCGTAGGCAATTGATGCGCAATAGGCGCCCTTGATGCGCGGGTATCTCTCGTCAATAATCTTGACGATTTTCGAGTAGTGCTGCTCATGCAAGGCGAGATTCACGTTAAGGCTCATCGCTTATCCTTCTACAGCCATTAGGCCGCTTTGGTTGTATGCGCGGTTCCGATTGGCAAACCAAACAACTGCCTCGCCTTCCGTCATCGCGGCGTGGACTATGCCAACAAACTCGCCGTGGAAATACACTTTGTAGGATTTCAGTTTCACTGGCTGGCCTCCTTATTCGTGGCGACTGGCGCAGCCTTGGCGCGGACTTCGCGCTCGATAAGACGGCACAGCTTTCTTTCCATGGGCGTCAATGCCGGGACGGTGTAGCGGCCATCTTCGTCCTTCTCAAAGCCCGACCAGATAATTTCACCCTTCAGATTGGCTAGCCGGATTACTTCCTTGATACGTTCGTCGGTTAGCAGTGCTGGCGCGGTGAGTGGCGGGATGGCGCCGGTTTCTTCGAACGTATCGCCGCCCTGGCGCGCGGCGCCGGCATTGCTCGACATTCCCGCGAGGTAGCCCCGTTTGAAATAGTCGAATGCCAGCATGCGTGGCATACCTCCGTTCTTCAATTCCGCGTCTGCATTAGCCTCGACCGTGAAGAGATCGGCAATCGTCTGCAGAGGTTCGCCCAAAGGCTCATCGACGTCCGTGCGAGGTTGGTCCTCCCAGTCCAATGGCTTAGCCGGTAGGTTGTCGTCGATGCGGCGTGCAGGGGTGTTCTCGCTGTTCGTTGCCATGCTGCTCTCCAGTTATTTGGTCTTGTTAGGGTTCGGTTTGTTGAAGGTGATCTCGTCCAGCTCGCGGTAGAAACGCTTCGTGCGAAACTGGCGCCCGACTGGATCCTTGCCGGGCGTCGAGTGAAGGCCGAGACGGCGGAGCCGGTCCTTCATCGGCTCCCGCGGTGGCTTTGCGGCGGTGTCGCTCACGCTTCGAAGGCTCGGCCTAGACGTCCGCCAGCGTGTTCACTTCGCCGGGTGCGGGGAACCAGGCGGGTAGGGCGTCGAAGCTCTCACGCATCTTCATGATTCCGCCGAAGACTTCCAGATCGCCTAGGCCACCCAGAACGAAGTTCAACGGGCTGTCGTCGTCGCGCGTGAAGAAGCGGATCGAATTGCCGAAGCTTTTGGCGATCGCCAGGGCATCAGCGAGATATGCGGGGTTAACGGCGCCGGCGATGCCCTCCTTGTAGCCGATCGTGCTAGCCACTCGCTCGATGCGCGGAAAGTCGGCGTCGATGAGCGAGTTGCCGGGCTGGATGAACAGCGGCTCAGCGACGGGTCCGGAAAACATGGCACTGCCGTTCGACATGACGTCGAAGGTGTGCTTAGCGTTGGTCGCGTGTTTCAGCGCATCCTTGTTAATGCTGACGATGACTTCGCGCTCGACGAAGCCGTTCGGGTCGCGTACCACGATGTAGCGATGACCATTTGTCGCAACGATCATCACCGTGCCGTCTTCGAGCGGGCGGATGTTGATGCCGTTAAGGTAGTAACGGATGTCCTGGACCGCTGCAAACGGAAAGACGAGTTTGACGGCAACGGCACTCACTCGCGCGATCATGTGGGCTGCTACCGCTTCTTCCGGGATGCCTTCGAGGCCGACTTGCTCAGGTGCGTTCATAGATATTTCTCTCGTTAAGTTATTGGGCGACTTGGGCAACGCGCTCGAGCTGCAGCTGATCGATCTGGTCGTTGGTCATGTCGTCGAGGCGCTGAACTTCTGCGTACAGGAGCAGCAGCAGCGAGAGGCCGACGAGGGCTGATGCGATTTGGCGGATCATGCCGACCCCACGCGGCTAGCCAGGATCACGCCAGCAAGGGCAGCACCAGCGACGCACTCGAGCACGTAGACAAACAACCGTGCGTTGATCTGGCGGCGGTTCATGTAGGCGGCCTTCATTGCGGCACCGATGGGAAGATCGACATCGCAACGCACATCATCCCGATCGCCAGGATCAGCATCTTCCCGCCGTGGCGGTCGGTGTCCTCGATTCGGTACGTCAGTAGGAAGTGGACCATCGCGATCTCCATGTGGTCAGTAGGTGGTAGCGCTCTTCGTGGCCATGTAACCGCGGCCCATGTTCTTTGCGTCTGCCTGGTCGGCGATCTTCAGCAGGGCGTCAGCCAGCCGACGGAGCTCGTCCGGGCGAATCTCGTGTCCATTGCCCAACGCCGATTCCAGAATTACCAAGGGCCGGTTGTCGGCTGCTTTAACGATGCGGTAGTCGAGAGCCTTAGGCATGATTTCCTCTGCTTCATAACTGCACTGGCGCCGTGCCGGCGGCTCGGTATCGAGCGAATTAGTTACCGGAAGCGGCGGCGCGCATCCTTCTGGTTGTCTCGCTGCTCGGCGCGAAGCTGGATCGATACGCCTACGATCGCAGCCAGGATTGCGCCTGCTTTATCCGGGTGGTCTGCGTACTTCTCGGTGACGTCTAGGCGTCGACCGCGCACCCCAACCGATACCGTGCCGTCTTCCTCGTCCTGGCGAATGCTCAGGTTGAATTCTTCGATCAGCTCACCGGCAGCAACCCAATCGCGACGCCACCGCGGCAGATGCCTTGCTGGCTGCAGGCGGCTGGTGCTCTGCGAGAGAAGCGGGGCGGTGCGCGTCAGTGCTGCCGGGACGTCGATCTTCGAATAACCGCTTGCCTTCGCCAGTTCGATCTCGTCGGCGATCGCTTGCGCCAAGTAGGCCTCGGGCCATGGTTTTGGCAGTGCGCCAATCATCCCCAGCTCCCCGCCAGTTCCAGCAGGCCGCAAGCGGCGGCAATCAAAACGACCAGGAAGCAGGCATCGCACACGAAGTCCTGGCGGGTGTATCGGTTGTGCTCGCGGGTTTCGGCGGTCTTCATGCGTCACCTGCAGCAGCCAGGGCTGCACGTGCGTGCAGCAGTTCGTCTGCGAAGCCTGCCAGCCCACCACCTGCCGCGTCGACCTTCGCAGCCAGCAGCGTCAGTGCGTTCACCAGCGACGCGTGCGCGTTACAGGCGCGGACGATGAAGGCGGCGTCTTCTTCGCGTTCGCACTCAGCGATCACGCGCTTGCCCGTCATAACCGATGCGTCATCGATCAGAACGGTTACCGGCGCATGGCACGTCCAGTTCGCTGCGTACCAGGGCTTAGGGGTGTAGTTGGTAATGCTCATCATTTGCTCCATCGAGCCCGCCGTAGCGGGCGCGGGTCGGTTTTAGGCAGCTTTGCGAATCCAGCCGGCGCCCTTGAGGAAGACCAGCGTACCGGCCTCGTTTTGGCTGCTCCAGATGTAGCCGTGTTTCAGGCAATAGCCGATGCGCTCCATTTCGCTCTCCTGTTTTCGCCGCGCTCAGTGCGCCGCTTCGTTTCGTTACCGAGGCTGCCTAGCCGCCTCGCGCTCTGCCTCAACCAATCCCCACCCCAGCTGCCTCCGGATTTCTTCCGGCGCCGGCGGCGGTGTCCTGTCCACCTGGCGCTGCTGCATCCAACTACGCACTTGCTGATTGCTCGGCTTGCTAGTCTGCGTCATGGCGATCCTTGGTTGAGTTCGCTCCGTTGAGATCAACTATACACGAATGAATAAATAAAACAATACGCGAATGGATAGTTTCGTATAGAATTTATCCATCGGCTGAGTTCGGCTGATTGCAAGCCTGGAGCAGGGAGGGGAAACCGCCGACGTCCAGACTCAAGAAGCCAAGGAAGCCGGAAGGGCAACGCGTGGGTGGTAGTTCGTAGAGCGCGCCGGGGGAACAGGTGGGAACACCTGGAAAGTCTGCGAAACAGCGAAAGTGTCCGAAGGCGAAAGCACGGGATGCAGGCGCTCACCACGAAGGCGAGTCTTTTTGACTGGCCTTTAGGGAGGGTGCCGCTCTGGAACCGAGTCTCTGCTGGGATCTTTTAAAACCAACAGCGTAGAAATACGTTCTTAGAACAGCCAAGAATTAGTACTTCAACAGTACCTATAGAGGGTGCGGAATAAAAAGGGCCGAAAATGGGCGAAAAATTGACGCTGGCGCGCTACCTACGGGGAAGGGGAGAGGTAAAGGCGCTCACGCACATCGAGGCGCAAGCTTTCGGCGTTCCGTACCCATTGCAGCCAGGGTGGCCCGCAAGACACGGTGCGATAGAGATTACCGAGGGCATGATCGATGATCTGAAGGCCCGGATCCTGACGGCGAAGGAATCCACCGCGAGCAAAGCGCGGCGCGGTTTAGAGGGCATAGGGTGGACGACGTCGACAGAGCTTGCTCCAATCAAGCAAGTGATTCAGCCGGCAACCCTAATTGCCGCAGAGCGCGGGCTGTTGCAGCTGATCGAGTCGTGGGAAGGTCGGGCCCGGCAGAAATTCGAATGTGGAAAGCGCACTGCGGACCCAATGGGAAGGCGTCTTGTTGAGCATGGCGCCATGGTTTATTACAACTGCGCAGCTCAGCTCAGGACATTCCTAGACGGCGCATCGCTTCACTCTTTGCCCACTCAAGAAGGACCGTAAAGGCCACCCCGCCAGCTGGCTTGATGACGGTATCTTTTGCCTTTGCCCAAAGGGAGTCGTCTGTCACGGCGTCAAGAAAGTCGTGGCCAGCCCAAGTGATTGAGGTTGGAAGCGCCATCGGAAGTTGGCTATCCATGTAAGTCATGTCGACAGACTCAATAAGGCCACCTTGGGTCATAAGATGGGCATGATGCAAGATTTGATCCTGAGTATAGCCAGGCAAAACGGCTCCCCACTCAGCATTTGAGCTGAGGTCATTTTCACTCATGAAAATGAGCATCGCTCGTACCAAATCCATATCCCGTTTCATACTGCCCCTAAAGGTTGAGGGTTAGAGCCAGTTGCTGACTCCGCCATGATGCGAACACGTACCCCGCCGATGCTGGCTGAACGAGTACGACCCGTCCCGACACTGCGCACTGGCGCCGGCCGGCACCTGGTCGTGCGTCGTCTTTGATGGCGAGTGGACTTCGTGCCCGTCCTTGGCTTGGTAGTGACGGTGGCTGAGCAGCTCAGCTTCGTTCGGCGCGGCGGTTGACCTGGTTGAGCCGGCCGGCGCCGCCAGTTGGTGCCGCGGTAGCGGGGCGGGGTCAGGTGCGCGCTGGGCCTGAGCAGTCGAGGCAAGCAACAAGGCGAGTAGAGCAGCGCGAGCCCTCATAGCCGGACCTTCTCGCCACGTTCACACACCTCGCTCCACCGGGACTCGAAGAAATGTTTGGAAGCCAATTCCTCTAGCTCCGGTCCGACAGGCGCCTGCAGCCAGGGGAATTCTTTCTTCCCATCGACGAAACGCGCGAAGATCTTCGCTTCAAGATCTTTGCGGCGGACGACGTCCGCAGCCGACCAGCCATCGAGCGGCTCTTGCCCTTCGACGTAGCTACCATCCTTGCCGGCCGAAATGTACTTCTTGAACCCGACGTAGCCGCCCATTGCGTTCTTCGCATTCACCTCGCCGCAGACGGCACCGCTCGAGCCCAGGCGCTCGTTGCGGAACTCAGCACTGGATGGGTCTTTCAGAAACGCCAAGATCGGTTGCCGTGCTTTAGGAATGACAATCCACTTCGGATAGGCGAAGTAGCCAAGTCCGGCGACCACGATGGCCGCAATGCCGGTAGAGATCGAGTACTTTGTAGCAGGACTCATGAGCGCTCCTGGGCGGCATCTAAGCGTGCCGTATCGCTGACGCGAGTATATCCTGCTGTCAACTTGGCAATTCTCTCCAATTGTCGCAGCTTGCGCCGTGGAGCTTAAAACGGTGGATCTTCCTCATCCTCTGGCGGCGGAAGGCTAAGGTCCAGTTCGTGGAGATCAAGGTTTTCCAGCTGGATCAGCGCAAGCAGAAGATGCGTTTGGAATGGGGCATACGCACGGAACCCATTTGCCTCAACCGATACCAACATGATCGGATGAACCTTAAAGTATGGCTGGATCCGCTTTAGCAGGTCATCTCCGGCTCCGGCCACTGTGCATTCCGAGGGCACTATAGCCACGATGATGACTGACCCATACGGATCGATTTCGGCGACCTGGACCTTCATCAGATGAAGTCCACCTGCAAACGCACCACGCGGCCGACAATTTGAGTCTCCTCATCGACGCTGCGCCTGGTGTACTGCGGCAACCTGTTGTCGGACGCCAAATACCAACTTCCACCTTCTCGCTCGAGGCGCTTCACTACTGGCTTATGGTTGTGGTTCACCGCGAAGAGCTCGCCGTCCATCGGCATGCGGTCGGCCGTATTCACAATCACGACATTACCCTCTCGCATGGTCGGGTACATGCTTTCGCCTTTGACCTTCAGGGCGACCAGGTTCTCAGCCCGCAGTCGCTTCTGCTCAACCCAGTCCAGGGGGAGGCTAAGAATAATTCCGTCGTCATACTCGAAGTCCCCCTCGATACCATCTACGCCTGCGTGGATCACGCGCTTGAGCATTCGAACCCCTACAAACTTACCGCTCTCTTTGTCTTCCACCGAGACTTTAATCGTCTCAGCATCAGGCCCAGCGGCTCGCGCCGATTCGCGCTCCATTGGACCGATACCCTCATAAAGCCATTGGAATGCCACATTGCACGCCTCGGCAAGGGGCTTGATTGTGTGCGACTCCGGACCTTTCTTACCAGTGCCTTTCAGGATGCGGTTGATCGTGGGTTGGGGCACGCCCGACCGGCGTGAGAGCTCACTCTGCGACAGTTTCCCTGCCGCCTTCATGGCCTCATCAAGTCTGGTTGCGATTGTCATGCGCGGACTATACGCGCGCGTATAAGTAAGACACAAGTTTCTATTCATTTGGGTATTGCATACTTATCCATTCGTGTATAGACTGTCTTCATGGACAAAGACATCGCCACCTTGCTCAGGGAAATTAAGAGCACAACCGACTGGAGTGAGCCGCGCATTGCTGCCGAGCTCGGGACCTCGCAGCCGACTGTGAATCGCATTCTCAACGGTCAACCCGACTGTAAGGGGGCGACGCTCCGCGCGATCGTCGATTTGCATGCCCGCGTCTGCATGTCTGATGAGTCGCCGGCGCGCCGTGCTACCGATCCCAAGCCAGATCCCGATGCGGAGCCGCCGAGTAGTTGACTTGCCCGGCGCGCTCCGCAGTAGAGCGTAACTGCGGCGCCACCAACCTGCAGCGGAACAGCGACCAGATCGCAGTTCATCAGTACGAAGGCGGCGTTGGACATGTAGGGCTCCGGTTGTTGTTCTCAGTTGTGCAAAGAATACATTTCAAAAAGGAAATAGTCATGAAGCAAGCGCCTCAAACTCAAGCCCCGGTCGCGATTCTCCGTGCTGAGATCGAGGCGTGGCGCACTGCGAGCCGGATGAGCCGTGAGGCGGTGGCGATCGTGATTGTCGAGGCCCACGAAGCAAGCGGCGCCGACATCGCAAGCGAGATCGCATTCGATTACGGCGGCGATTCGTTCAGCCGCGCGCGCAAGTCGGCCCAAAAGATCTTTCGCTGGCTGGACGAGGGCAATTTACCGGCCAACATGTTTCAGTCGGTCCTGGCCGCGCTGCCCCGCGATGCGCAGATCCGCTGCTTGGGTCAAATGTTCGCGCCGATGGGCATCGAGGTGCGTGCGGTTGGACAGCCTCAGGCGATCGGCTTCGACACGCTCAAGCACCTCCGTTCGGTGATGAAGGAGGGAGGAGAAGGGCAGATGGCTCTGATCGGCCTACGTCCGGATGCGACCCATGCTGAGCGCCTGGAGACTCACCGCGAGCTTGTCGAGGCCGAGCAGGCATTCGGAAGCGCCGCTGCTGAACTCATGGCAGAAATCACCGCGGCCGAAGCACTGGCGCAGGCGCGCGCACCCGGTTCGAAGTAAGCAGCGCCCAGGCGGCGGGGCATGCCGTCACCAATAACCCACTAGGGAACAAAAGACATGAGCGCCTCAACCCTGTTCGACAAGCTGCGCGAGGAAAACCAGATTGCGAGCGATGCAGCTCTGGCCCGGGAACTGGAGATAAGCCCGAGCGAAATCTGCAAGTACCGCGGAGGCCGAGAGGTAAGCGCCAGGGTGATCCTCCGGATCCACGAATACCTCGGCAAGCCGGTGGTCGACATTCGCGAGCTGCTCGGGCAGTCGATTCCCCACCAATACCACGATAACCCGGCCCGGGTCAGCACGACTGAGGCCAGTCAATAAGAGAAGGTAGATGGATCAAGAAGAAAACGAAGTGGGACCGATCGGCAGTGATGACCCGATCCCGCCTCACGCAATGCCCACAGAGCAGTGGGAGCGCCTGAAGGCCGAAATGGCGGCAGCGCAGAAATGAAAAAGCCCGGCTGCAACCGGGCTCAGTGAAGCAAGTACAACTAAATGGAGAACGCATGTTAGCACAAACTAAAGCGCCGGCAGCGCACGCCGGCGAAGCGCAAGCTTCAAGCCTGGTCGATCCGCGCGAGGCCTACTGGGAAGAAGTCGAGGCTGAGCTGCTGAAACTCCCAGCGGCTTCCAAGCTCTACGCAGCTGCGGCGCCGGCCGCGATCGGCGGTGCAGCATGATCATCAAGCGCTACACCGTCAGCTATGACTGGTCCTTCGACATGGTCGTGGACATCGACCACAGTGTCTGCAAAGACGACCTCCTGCACGAAATCAACAACTTCTGGTCCGAGGCCGAGTATCGGCTCAGCCAGGCCGACGGCGACATCACGCAAGCCGTACTCAAGCTGCTAGCTCAGGCCGCATTTCGCAGCACGATCACTGAATGGAACGCGCTCGACGAGTTCAAGGTCAATGGCGTCGAGGGCTGGCCGCTGCTGGACGGTTCGGCAGGCATCACTCTTGTCAGCATCGACGACTTCGAGTTTGAAGAAGACAAGTTCGATGTGAAGGCTAAGCCTGTCCCGGCCAAAAAAGACGACCAAACTGCCGCCGGGGGTGCAGCATGAGGCTTCTCGTACTTGGGAAAGACGGCGACCGCGCCGTCGAGGCCGCGCCAGTTGATATTGGAGCTGGCGAGGAGCAGTTCGCAGCGCACCGCGCGATCGACGGTGCCATCACCGGCCTTGCGTGGACCGTCTCGCATATTGCCACCGGATTCAGGCTGGCATCCGGCGGTACGGCCAAGGAGGCTGTCGAGAAGGCGGAAGCTGCGTGGAAAGCGAAGACCCCTGCGCAGCGCGACGCGGCGCTCGTAATTGCGCGTGCGACTCGCTCCATCCGTCAACGCAAGGCACTCAGCGAGGTGCTGTCATGACCCGCGCCCACCACGTAACCCACAGCTACACCGCGGCCCGAATCGAGCGCATGCGCTCCTTAATCCTGGCGTTGCAGGCGAAGCCGATGACGCGCGACGAAATCGGCGCCGTGCTCGAGGTAGGCCCGTCCGGCGCCCGGAAGTACCTGGTCGACCTGCGTGGCAAGTACGCAGTCGACATGATCGCCGGCGAGGCTGTCATTCGCCTCACGATAAGCGCAGTCGAGGTGCTGGCGTTCCTTAGCGAGTTGTCAGCGGCGGCACTTGCGCGATCGGCCAAGAGGGCGCAGTCCGCGCCGGTCATCGACCCGTCCCGGCACATCCACATCATGCTCGACGACGCTGCGTTCAAGGTGCGCCCGCTTAAGGGTATTCCGGAGCATGTGCCGATGATGGCGCACTTCTACGGCCTGGTGCGGGCTGAGGTGCGGGTATGAGCATTATCCATGTAGCCTCGGTGTCTAGCGGAATCGATAGTCAGGCCACACTTGAGATGGCAGTCGAGCGATTCGGCGCTCATCGTGTCATCGGCATTTTTTGCGATACCGACAATGAGGATCAGGCCGTCTACGATCATCTGGACTACCTGGAGCGAGAAATCGGCGTGAAGATCCACCGCTTGAAGGCGGACTTCAGTGAGCAGATCGCCGACAAACGCAGGTTCGTGGCGCGCGACGTGCGAGTGGGCCGCGAGTACGACACGAAGCCAGTGTTCGAGGCTGACGGTAAAACGCCGGTGTGGAAGCGCGACGGCTTCGGCAATATCGTCATGAAGAAGGGTAAGCCGGTGCAGAAGGTAGTCAAGGTAGGCGGCGGCCGACGCCGGCGATGGACAAACAAGGCTAAGCGTCGCGCCCTGTCGGTGCTGTACCCGACCGGAAATGCGTTCTTAGACTTGTGTATTTGGAAGGGGCGCTTCCCGTCCCGCAAGGCACAGTTTTGCACCGAGGAGCTGAAGCGAAACATCGCCATTGAGTTTCAGCTGGGCCTTATCGGCCAAGGTCATACCGTCATCAGCTGGCAAGGGGTGCGCCGCGATGAATCGCTAGCTCGCCGCGATGCACTGAAATTCGAGCCGCTTGGCGGGCGAATGTTCATCTACCGCCCACTGGTCGACATGACCAAGATGGAAGTCTTCGCGTACTGCGACCAGCGCGGCCGCCTCCCGAATCCACTGTATTCCGAGGACTGCGACCGCGTGGGGTGCGCACCGTGCATTAACTCGAAGAAGAAAGAAATTCGTGGTCACGCTGTTCGTCGGCGCCATCACCTGGTTCGCATCGGTGAGTGGGAACGCATCGTGTCAATGGCCAGTAAGCGCGGCTATAGCACCTTCTTCCACAAGGTCGACGACCAGACCGGCGAGCGGGCGGCTGCCATCTTCACCCGCAACGAAGTATGGCAAGTCGTGGAATGGGCGCAGACCACACGCGGCGGACGGCAGTTTGATCTGTTGGCGGACTTGGACGAGCCGACCGCCTGCTCGTCCTCGTATGGACTTTGCGGCTGAGGAGATCGAATGACCTACATCCGCCACGGCGCCAAGCGCTGCATAGCCTGCAAACGCCCGCAGGGCAGGCCTCACGCTCCTGACTGCTGGGTAGCCAAAGTAACCATTCGGAGGGTCGCATGACCACCAATAAAGCAATCCCCATCAAGAGCAGCGCGATCTACAAGGCTGCGGAGCTGATCAACACCGCAGGGCCGCGGTCGATGGAAGTGCTGCAGGCGGAAATCGACTGCGGGCCGAAGAAAGGCCGCCAGGAGAAGTTCGCCCACGCATTTAGCATCGGATGGCTGTGCGAGACGCCGGCCGGAACGATCGACGTCACCGAGAAGACGCGGCAGTACTTTTCGGAGCTGGAGCCGAGCGCCAAGCCGATTGGCCAGATCACGCCGGCGCAGTACCGCCCGAGCGTGTTCGTAAGCCAGGGCCTGAGCAAGAAGAACATCCCGAACCGCCGCGGCACCCGCCTTGATATTCCGGAGTGGTCCGTTCGAGGCGATGTGGTGTTCCACACAAAGGCCTAGGCATGAATTTATTTTCGAAGTGCGGCACACCCAGCCTAACGAGTAATTACCATCGCGGCTTTCATCGCTTGGGCAATGCTCTCCATCTCTGTGTCGAACGTCCGCCAGTTCAGGCCAAAACGAGAGTTCCGCTTGAAGTCTCGAAGGGAAATAGTGTCTGTGCCGAACGTGTCGACAGACAGCAGAAGTGCATGCGTATCAATAACTGGCCGCATCAACTCGGCAAAGAGCGGCTCGGTTATAAGCGTACGGATCAGGCTCAGAGATGCCTGTATGCGAGGCCGACTGTTGAATCGATAGTCAAGCCCATCCGGCCAGTTGGCTTGCTCTTTACTCGTCGTGCGAATGTTCGTGAGCGCGTCCTCAATCACTGCTCTGGCAAATTCGGCGATGCGACGATCGTTAGCCGCCTCTTTTGCGCTATCCGCCTCTCGCTGTTTGCGGATCTGATGGTTGGTAATCCCAACGGAAACGAGGATCGCAGCAATCGAACCGACCGCTTGCACCCACGAAGCCCAATCGGATTTGCTCAAATCGTTGGCACGACCCAAAAGAACGAGGTCGGTGACCATCCCAACGAGCAGAAGACATGCGAGCACAAAGGGGCTGTTCAGCCATTTGATAATTCTTGCCATACTGGAATCTTATCATGAGGTGCTGCACTCCTCTTAAGCCAGGTAAGCCGCTGCAGCGTAAAACGCCGATGTCTCGCGGCAGCGGGTTCAAGACCCCTGCCGCCGGCGCTGGACTGCTGCGAATAGCCGCAGTCCAAAAGAAAGCGGCATTCCCGCGAAACCGGGAACCAAAACCAACGAAGCTGCCAAAGCCGATGAAGTCGCGCGGGATGAAAGGCCGCCCGCCGACTGCGGAGGAAGCGCGCTTCATGGACCGCATGGGGAAGTTGCCGTGCATCGCCTGCCTGAAGGACGGCTGGACGAACCACGTCATCAGTTTGCACCACATTGACGGGCGGACGAAGCCAGGCGCGCACTTCCTCGTGATCCCGCTATGCGGCCAGCACCATCAGCAAGACGACAGCGACATCCGCCAGCGGATCAGTGTGCACGGCCGCAAGGCTACGTTCCAAGCGCGGTATGGCACTGAGCGCGAGCTGCTTGCAGAGTGCGTTGCGATGCTCGAAAGCCAAAACCGTGACGATCACGAGAAATGCAGGGAGGCGGCATGAAGAAGCTGCGCAACAAGAAATACCGCCCGCGCCCCGTAGCTATCGCTGGCGGACTCACGGTCGTCGCCAGGTGCCATGCGCGCGGCCAGGACGCGGCGCCACTGAACGACGGACAACTGCAGGACTTGGGCCTGGCGTACTGGCTCAACCTGGAGCAACTCGCAACCGGCGCCGCGACCGAGGAGGCGTGGTCGGTGGTCGTGACTGCGCTGAACATCGGCCTTGCGCTTTGTGAGACCGGGATCGGCGCCGAGCACGAGCCGACCTTCAACCTCGCGCTGGACGGCGCGTTCAGGGCCAGGACCCGCAGCGCACGAACGAAGAGCTTCCGCTTGGACGGTGAAGCGCTTACCGACATCAAGGCAGCGCTCGCGATCCACGATGGGCAGATGGATATCGCCAGCCGGGCCGAGGTGATCGTCGCAATGAGCCTGGTTCGCCGCCGGATCGACGAAGGACACGTCTATAAGGATGCCGCTTGAAGCGGCGCTTTTAGGAGAATTCGAAATGGGTAGCATTCTGAGTTTGCAAAATACTACGAGCGGCGCCGGCCCGATGCCGTTCCAGTTCGACGGCGTGCAGATCCGCATTGTCACCGATGACCACGGAGTGCCGTGGTTCGTGGCGGCTGACGTGTGCGCGGTATTGGGTGGGGGCGTCGAGCAAACCCGCCGCCTTGATGATGATGAAAAGGGGTTGCGTACTGTGCAAACCCTTGGCGGCGCCCAGCAAATGGCAACGATCAACGAATCCGGTCTATACAGCCTGGTGCTGACAAGCCGAAAGCCGGAGGCACGAGCATTCAAGAAGTGGATCACGTCCGAGGTGCTGCCAGCGATCCGCCAAACCGGTTCGTATTCGACCGCGCCGGCGCTCCCACGGACGTTCGCTGAGGCGCTTCGCCTCGCAGCCGACCAGCAAGAGACGATCGAGGCACAAGCGGCGCAACTCGCAGAGGCGGCACCGTCGGTCGAGTTCGTCCAGCGCTACGCCGACTCTACCGGCACCAAAGGCTTTCGTGAAGTGGCGAAGATCCTGCATGCCAACGAGAGCCAGTTCCGTGAGTTCCTCATCGAGGAACGGATCATGTACCGACTCGCCGGCGCACTGACACCTTATGGCCAGCACATCGACGCGGGACGCTTCTGCGTCAAGACCGGAACTGCGCAGGCGAATGGGCATGCCTACAGTGCAGCGCGCTTTACGGCCAAAGGCACAACTTGGATTGCAGGTGAATGGGCCAAATGGCAATTGAAGCGCCGCGAGGGAGGAGGTTCGAATGTCCAATAATCGCATTGAACTTCCGACACGTGAGCAGCTTCGTAGTGTCATCGCATACGATCCTGACACTGGAGTATTTACACGGTTGCATGCGACATCGTCGCAGGGGCCGGCAGGGGAGATTAAGGGCTCAATTCGTCGCAATAACTGCGGAAAGGCATACAGATCGTTTAGCGTATTCGGGGTGTCCCACTCTGCGCATCGGCTGGCCTTTATCTATATGACGGGCGAGGCGCCAGAGCAGGTCGACCATGAAAATGGAAATGGCCTTGACAACAGATGGGCGAATCTCCGTGCTTCCACAAACGAGCGCAACTCAAAAAATCAGCGCCTGAGGAAAAGCAATACAAGTGGCCAAATGGGGGTGTCTTGGCACAAAAAGTCGCGTCAATGGGCCATCCGAATCAACGCGAACGGCCGCCGAATATACCTTGGGTATCGGAAGAGTCTTGGGGAGGCGATCGCTGTGAGGAAGTCGGCTGAGTTGGAATATGGGTACGATCCAAATCACGGGCTCCCGCGCCCCATATACGACGGTAGGGCCGAGAGCGGGGAGGGCGCCCATGTGTGACCTCTCGACCCTTGATGCTTTGCGCGAGCAAGCCCAGTCTGCTCCAGAGGTGACGGTCAAGTCCGAGATCCTGCTAAAACTGCTCGATCCTGTGATGGTCGTCACAATTAGCGCGCCTAAGAAGCGCGCAAAGCGGAAGAGGCCACCGGTCGACCCTGACGACACGATCTGCGCCGAATGGCTCCTAAAGGTCAGGGACCGCACGGCGCCGAAGATGAAGCGGCCGAACATCGACACGTGGTGCAACGACATTCGGATCATGCGGGAACAGGACGGACGCGAGCGAAAGGAAATCTGCGAACTGTTCTTGTGGGCACACAAGCATGACTTTTGGTGCACGAACATCCTGTGTCCGAAAACCCTGCGTGAGCAATGGGACCGACTCACCCTGTTACGCGACCAAGCGCCCAAGGCCGCGAGGCGTGAGAGTGTCGAGGATCGGAATGCACGGTTGCAGGCCGAGTTCTTGGGCGATCGGCTGGCCCAGGCATCGAGCTACCTGCTGGAGGCATGATGGAAGACAGTCAAAAGGCCGCTTTCCTCGAGCGCCTCACTGAAATCATGCTCGCCTACGGGAAGCCACTGCACGATAGGGCGGTGCTTGATGCCTGGTGGCGGCAGCTGCAGGAATTCCCGCTTCGGATTGTCGCCTTGGCTTTCAGTGCCTACCGGGAGGAGAACGACACCTTCGCGCCAGTCCCGAACAGCATTTACAAGCGCTGCCTCCTGATGGACGGGCGTCCAGGCGCCGAGGAAGCTTGGGCGATTGCTCTGCGCAGTACCGACGAAGCGAGCACGGTCGTGTGGACACAAGAGATCGCCGCGGCGTTCGCGATCTGCCGCCCGGTTCTCGACTCCAGCGGTGCGATCAGCGCGCGCAAGCCGTTCCTCGAAGCCTACGTGCGCCTCGTGACCGAGGCTCGGGCGATTCGGCGGCCTGCTGAATGGGTCGCGTCGCTCGGCTGGGATTCGGCGGAGCAGGCCCGAGCGATTAGGGCGGCGACAGCGGCCGGGCAGTTGGCGGGATCAGCGGCGGCACTTCTGCTTGAAGGGCCTGCCGGCGATCCGACGCCGGATACGTCAGCGCGTGCTCAGCTGGACAAGGTCAGGCAAATGCTTAAGGCCATGGAAGACGAGCGGGAGCTACGCGCTCTGGTCGAGATCGAGCGCCAGGATCAGGCGGACAGGATCTACCAGCTCCGGACGCAGCAGATAGTCGACCAATACCAGCAGAGGGCCGCATGACGGGCAAGATCGAAGAAATCTGCGCCATGTGCAAGCACTTCAAGATGAAAGACTTCCCGCAGCATGCGGCAATAGGGCTGGGCCGATGCATGGGGTACGACAAGGACCTGACCGCGCTGATCAACCCATTCGTTCCATGGGGCCGAAAGGCCTGCGTCCGGTTCGCGCTGGGGGCCAAGATCACGGAGCGACTCGCGTGGATCGAGAAGCAGGAAGCGGAAACACAACAGGAGCAAAAGGGATGACTGGAATGGACGCAAACCGCCGTCTGGCCGAGCTGCTGGGCTGGACGGAGATCTTTGACGTCGGTGGCGCCCTGCTTGGCATGCCGCCGGGAGGCAACCCGCCTTCGCGCGATCAGGCAAAGGTGCCGGACTGGGTCAACGACTGGAACGCCTGCGGGCCGCTGATGGTGGAGTTCATCACGCGGGCCAGGATGTGGCGGCATCGGGCGGTGATGGGGACGGCGAGGCTGGGTTGCGACCTGGTGCGAGACCCTCAGGCAGGCGAGAGTCAGGCCGCCAACGTCCGCCGCCTGATCGTCGATGCTGCGATTGCGGAGCTGGAGGCGCGCGGATGAAGCGAGGGTTGCAAGCGCTGGGCCGGCTCAAAGTCGGCGCCATGAACAAGACCGAGCAGGCCTACGCCGCGACGTTGGCCCAGCGCCAGCACGCCGGCGAGGTCGCCTGGTTCAAGTTCGAAGGGATGAAGTTCCGGCTGGCAGATAACACGTTCTACACGCCGGACTTCGCTGTGATGCTCGAAAGCGGGGCGCTGGAGATGCACGAGGTCAAAGGCTACTGGCAGGACGACGCGCGGGCGAAGATTAAGATCGCAGCCGACCTGTATCCATTGCGCTTTGTAGCAGTGCGCGCAAAAGCCAAAAAGGAAGGCGGCGGTTGGGCGGCAGAGGAGTTTTAGTTTGGCGATCTATTCTTGTTGGTCTAAAGCAGCTTGATCCCGCAAATCTTGCTCATGGCGAATACGTTTATGTGACTGAACCGGCAAGTTGTCAGGCAGTGGCCAAAGATTCTTTTCGCAAGACTCGAAAAAGTAGTTCGCGAGCCAAGCGTACTTTTCGGCCGCAATAGCCGGCGGGGTCGTGACGTAAATGCGCTCGATGTAAGTTAAAAGCGCATCGCGAAAAGCTGTGGGCCAAGCATCGTCGCGCTCGTCAGCGTCGCCCCAGTATGCCTCGGGTGCGCTAGCGTCTTCAGAAAAAATATCTACATGATAAGAGCCGTCAAAATCTTGTCTAAAGAATGTCAATCCGTCGGCGATCGTTCCGCCAGACAGGTTTTGCATCACATCAACTGTCTTGGCGATAAAACTGGATGTGACGAGAATGCGCGGGTAGAGAGCCTTTTTGCTCTCGAGCTCATAGGCTTCTACCAAAGCGGGCCCCATTACGATTCCATGCTCGTGAAACAACGGACCTACCGTTAGCGCGCCTCGAGTCAGCAATCCCCTCGATAACAGGTCGAGGGCGAGAAATTGAGCGTAGTAGATCAACTGCGGTATGCCGGATCCGTTACCCACGGGAGCCGAGACGACAATGCAGTCTGAGAAAGAGGTGAAGTCCAACTTCCCGATCTTTCGAGCTTGGAGGGCACGACCTTGTAGGTGTTGGAGGGCGGTTAGCAACTTTTGCTCGTTGCCATCTCTTACCAGCTGAGAGAAGCCAAGAATATCCAGGAATAAGACTGCTCTTTGTTCGTACATCGTCAACATTTTGTCCCCAGGTTGCAAGCCACCATCGTAGCATGACCCTGAAGAAATGTAATCATTCGATCACAAAGGACTTGACGCCCTGTAATCACTCGATTACAATGGCTTCACTGGTTCAGCAAAACCAGATTGAAGAGAAAGGAGGCGAAGACGGAAATCAAGCAGCATCCAAGATTCAGGAAGTTCTTCGATGAGATCAAGGATGCGGTAACAAAAGCCAAGCTTCTAATCAGTATTAAGAAGCTGGCAGCTGGAAACCCCGGAAAAGCAAAATCAGTAGGCGAAGGGGTGATGGAGTTGAAGATAGATTACGGACCCGGTTGGAGAATCTACTACAAACAGGTCGGTAACGAAGTCGTGATACTCCTGACCGGCGGATCGAAGAACAGGCAGCAACAGGACATCGAAGCTGCTAAGGAGTTGGCCCGGAAGATCGGGCGGTAGTCGAAGCCGGGGAGCGATCCCCGGCACTTAGCGGCGGCAATAGTGAAATAAGTAGGCAGGCAGATAGTGGACTGGTAGCTACCATGGCTGGTAGTGCTACTTAGCGAGGGAGATATGATGACAGTACAAGAGCGAGATTTGGACAGTGACGATCGCAGTGGTTCGGAAATCGAGCCATTGACTACGTTCGACTTTGCGGAGCATCTCTACTCGCCAGCGATGCTAGCAGCGTACCTAAGCGAAGCATTTGCTGATGGCGACCCCACTTTGATTGCAAGCGCTCTCGGCGATGCTTGCAAAGCTTACGGAATGCCGGATATTGCAGCGAGGTCGGGCCTCGCGCGCGAGTCTCTGTACAAAGCGCTTCGCCCAGGCAGTCAACCAAGATTGGAAACGATCTTGAGAGTGCTGAAAGCGTTGGATCTTCAGTTGGTAGTGCAACCTATTTCCAACGTTAGAAGTGCCGAAGACAGTGGCGGCTAAAAAAGTATAATTAGTGCTATAAAAATAGTAGATTCACTCCTTTCTCTTCAATCAAATTTGCTACTAAGGCCCCAGATGCTTGGGGCCTTTTTTACGTGCCGCGTATTCGCAACGCATTTCCCTTTGGCAAAGTTCGGGCACGCGAGAAAAATATGGTTGAGCTGGTACATTCCTAGTACCTTTACTAGGAGCAAGCCATGCCCTTCGCCGAGCGCTACCTCAACGCACTGAACTCATCGAATCTGCAGGACGACGAGCAGCACAAACAGACCGAAGTGCTTGCAGCGGCCGCTATTGCGGACCTGTCGGGCGGCTCGGGTGTCGTGTTTGGCTCGATGCTTTCGCGCGCCAAGTACGCAGACCCGGTCCAGCACAAGACGTTCGAGTCGGGCAATCACAACCTAGCCGTGCTGCTGAAGGTTTGGACTGAAGCCGTAATCCAGAAGGGCAGGGACCGCAAGTGGATCAAGATCGTCAATCCCTGGGACATTAACGCACTGCACGGCATCTGCAAGAAGATCGCGCTGCACTCGCTCGCTCACTGGCTCGGGGGCGAATGCGAGGTGTGCAATGGCACGAAGGTCGCGTCAGGCCGCGCGTGCACGCACTGCGGCGGCACCGGCCAGGAGCCTGTAAAGGGATGCGCCCTGGAGGTGGAGCGCATCAAGGACATGATCAGCGAGCTGGAAGGCCTGTGCCAAGCGCACGGCGCGCGGGCCGGCGCGAAGATGCGGCAGGCCGCGTAATGTCGGAGCTTCAGTATCTCGGGGTCGATCTTGGAAGTGGTGACGATCAAACTTGTCAGGTCGTGTTCCTTGATGGGACGGCGTACAGTGCAGCGACCTTAATAGCCATAACTGACTGCCAGTATGTAGACCGCTCACCATCACTTGGCACTGTGCCAAAATACGGAAATCCGCACCCATACCTCAAGCGCAAGAAAGGAAGATCGTGAACGTATCCGAACTCAAGGGTGTCCAGCTCGACCTGTGGGTTGCACGGGCCGAAGGTTTGAGCGTGACCTATAAGCCGGGCGCGAGCACGATTTGGCTGGAAGAGCGGAGCTCCGACGACATCTACTGGCAGCCTTCGGTGGACTGGTCGCAGGGCGGGCCGCTTATCGATAAGTATCGGTTAGCAGTGAGTCCCTTCTACTACAAACACAATAATGGATGGGCTGTCGCGGATGCCGACGACAGCATACTGTCGGAGGGCTCAACACCTCTGGAGGCAGTCTGTCGCGAAGTGGTGCGCGCAAAATTCGGCGATGACGTGCCGGACAACGAGCTTTTTACCTAGCAGACTCAACAGTATTGCGCTGTTCAAAAAAGAGGCGTAAACTTTAGTCCTCAACACAGTTCCCTCGGCACCATGTAATGTGCGCCACCCGGCGCCACCATCACCCGAGGCAGTCGAAACACCCCGCCCGCGTTACAGCCGGCGTTCGCCTGCAAAGAACGTAATTCAGCCCGCCACCTCGGCGGGCTTTGTCGTTTGCGGCCCACTCGTGCAGATAGCCTTGGGGCCGGTGGTAGCCACCAACCCTATACGTGTGGTGACGGGCGGAGAAGCTTAGCGTGCCGCCGCTTGACTGGCGTAACCAGTCACCACACGCATGGCGATTGATGCTGGTGCCTGCTCGCGGATGCATCCGCTGAGAGGTCCGAGGCCGGTCAATCGCCAGTCGTGTGGTGGGCGCAATGGGTGCGGCCCTGGTGTCTGCGCACTAAGTCTCTGGGGTGACTCCCGCCGCAACTAATAAAGATCCACTTGCTCGAAACTGACGCCGAGCGCTTCCGCCACACTACGCACGAAGGCCGGGGCAGGCATTGCATCATCTTCTAACAGCGCATAGGCCGCCGGCGAGATGCCAAGCCTTCCAGCGATATCGCTGGCTTCGATCTTGAGATGCTCGCGCCACGCACGAACCGGCGTCAACTCATGTTCAATCATGAGTTCGACGACGGCATGCGGAATGGTGGCGTCGCTAGCCATTAGCGCACCACCAAGTCCAGATCGCGCCCAAGGGCTTTGAACGCGGCCGTCAATGTGTCGATCTTGGTCGCGTGGTGCAGGTCGATAATGCGGTTCACCTCTTGCGGCTTCAGGTCCATGAGGCGGGCCAGATCAACGGCCCGGACCTTTTGGGCAAGCATCTCGTTAAGGAGTAGCACCTTTGCCGAAGCGCTGAGTGGCAGCTCGATAAGGCGTTCACCTTCGACCAGATCGGACGGCGGCGGAACTGGCCGACGATCTTCGAAGTAGAAGTCCATGGCGGTGAGGAGGGCAGAAGCGCCCTCAGTGAACGCATCGTGCTCGTCATCGCCTTGCGCGATAGCCTCGGGAATGTCGCGGAACGTCACGATAACTGCGCCGGTATCGGCGGCTTCGAATTTTGCTGGATATTTCATAACGCACTCCATTGCGGTTTGTGTTTGGTGCAGTAGTCGGCAAACCCCTTTCGGGGTCTGCCTCCTTATTTCTTCATTCCGAGTTGTTTTTTGACCAGTTCGACATACAGGTTATCTAGCTCTTTACCGGGATGTCGATCCACCGTGGTTTGCTTTCCGTTGTAGAAGGCTTTCAAGTGACCTGTGCCGTGCTTGAGAACCACACCGTTTCGCTTTAACCACCGTACAAACTCAGTCTGCTTCACTGCACCTCCTTGTTGTGTTGTCGATGTAGTTATAATAAACAAAAACGTTTATCAAAGCAAGCGTTTTTGTTTATTTAATTGAAGAATTTTCGTGTCTCCAAAGTAGATCGACGTCTACTTCTTCGCCGCCTGATGCAGCAATGCGCAGGCGGCTTCTTTTATTCATGAGGTCGCGCATGAGCGTCGAATCGGAAGTGAAATGGCTGCGGTTCGTCATGCAGGTACTGCGCGAGGATGCGGTGATCGATGCCGCGCGGGTGGCGCCATGAACGACGCGGCACTCCGATACCGCGCTGTCATCCTCCGCGCTGTCTTCGGCTCCTATGCGAACGAAGCGAAGGTCCAAGACCTTAACCGCATCAACCAGCTTTGCGAGCACCTGGCTCAGTGCGAGGACGCGCAGACTGCTTTGCGCGCAAGAGGCTACGGTCGCGCCGGTATGACGCTGCTTGATGTCGTACGTGAAGTTCCAGTGAGCGCGCTGGGTCGGCTGAAGACCCTATTTGCTCCCGCGACCCAGCCGGCACCACAGTCGGAAATCGACAAACTCTTGGACATTTGGAGCTCGCGATGAAGCCAATGCTCGGACATCAGATCGGGCCGCAGTTGGTAGAGGCTCTTGGCCTGCCGAACAACACCTCCGGCTTCACGCTGCGCTGCTATGCAGGCGAGGTGGTGAGCGTGGTGTGCGAATACTGGCCGGAAGGCGCTGGTCTTGCTAAGGCCCTTGCTCAGTACAAACTGGTCGCGACTGGCGGCACGTTACCGACGACTAAGGGCTTCGACTTCGACTCCTGGATGCGAGACCGTACCGAACGCGCGCACCGCGAGTATATGGAGCGCATATCGCGCCTGCTGCCGTGCGACCTCAAGCTGGTTCCGCCTGGCGCGATTCGGCGTTACATGGGGCCGCCGCGCTGCTGATATGCCGAAGCTTCAAACCCTCAAGCCCCGTCTACAGGCGGCAGGCAACCGGCTTGCTACGCTCGCGCCTGTCCGCCCGGACACCGTACAGCGTAAGCGCGGCTGGGCTGGCGTGAAGGATCGTGAACGCATCCGTGCACGCGACTGCGGCCTGTGCCAGGAATGCAGGCGTCAAGGCCGCGTGAGCGTCGGCACGGTAGTCGACCACATCACCCCGCTTTGGAAGGGTGGGAGCGACGACGATTCGAACAAAGAGCTGCTGTGCCAGACCCCTTGCCACGACGCGAAGTCGGCGCGCGAGGCGGCAGAGCGGGCGCGCGGCGGCTGACCCTCCGCCATGCCTGAAGGGTAGGGGGTGTTGCATCTATGCAACTCTTTGGCTCCCGACACCGCATAGTCTCTCATTCGCGGAAAAAATCCCCCTTGGAGGAATTTGTTAATGGCTTTAACAGGCAAAAAGCGAGCCTTCGCCGATGCCGTTTTGGCCGGGTTCTCGAATAAGGAAGCCGCGATTCGCGCCGGCTTCAGTGAAAAAACTGCATCGGCCGCTGGGTCGCGAAATGTTAAAGACCCAGATGTTAAGGCCTACATCGAAAAGCACCGTGCGGCCACCGCTGAACGCGCGCCAGCAACGGCGAAATCCGCGTCGACTTCACTGCCGCATGGCGATGACCTAATTGATATTCCCGCAACTGCTGATCCGATCGAGTTCCTCACCACAATCATGAACGAGCCGGCGGCGGACCTCCGGTACCGGATCGACGCCGCCAAAGCGATGCTGCCGTTTAAGCATCAAAAGCTGGGCGAGGGCGGCAAGAAAGACCAAAAGCAGGACGCGGCCGCAAAAGCCGGCGCCGGCAAGTTCGCCGCCGCGGCACCTCCAAAGCTCGTTGCCGCCGGCGGAAAGAAGGTCTAAATGCCGGACTGGACAACTGCTTGCCCTGACTGGGCGGCGCGCCTACGCGCCGGCGAAACGATCATTCCGCCGCCGATCTTTCCTGAGCAGGCCGAGCAGGCCCTGGCAATCTTCAAGCAACTCAAGATCGTCGACGCACCAGGCAGCCCGACGTTCGGCGAGTCGTGCGCCGAGTGGGTCTTCGATCTGGTGCGATGCATCTTTGGCGCCTATGACGCAGACAGTGGCCGCCGCCTGATCGTCGAATTCTTCCTGTTAATCCCGAAGAAGAACAGCAAGTCGACCATCGCTGCCGGCATCATGTTGACGGCACAGATCCTTAACTGGCGCCAGTCTGCCGAGTTCTCGGTCTTGGCGCCGACAGTCGAAGTCGCCAACAACGCCTATAAGCCGGCGTGGGACATGGTGAAAAGCGACGATGATCTCGACGCGCTGCTGCATGTGCAGGCCCACGTCAAGACGATAACCCACCGAGAAAGTGGTGCAACGCTCAAGGTGCTGGCGGCGGACCAGAACACGGTTGGTGGCAAGAAGTCGGTCGGTACGTTGGTCGACGAGTTGCACCTGTTCGGCAAGATGTCGAGTGCTGAGAACATGTTCCGCGAAGCCCTAGGCGGCTTGGCATCGCGGCCGGAAGGCTTCGTCATTTGGCTGACCACTCAGTCCGACGAGCCGCCGGCAGGCGTGTTCAAGCAGAAGCTCGAGTACGCCCGCAAGGTGCGCGACGGCGAGATTGTCGACCCGTCGTTTGTGCCGATCATCTTCGAGCATCCGCCGGAAATGGTGGCATCAGGCGAGTGCCTGCTGCTAGAAAACATGGCGATGGTCAACCCGAACATCGGGTTCTCGGTCGATCGCGCGTTCCTGGAGCGCGAATTTACGAAGGCGGAGCAAGCCGGGCCCGAATCGTTCCGCGGCTTCATGGCGAAGCACGCGAACGTCGAAATCGGAATGAACCTTCGCTCCGATCGCTGGGCTGGCGCCGATTTCTGGAGCCAGCAGGGCCTACTTGAGCGCACGTTTTCGTTGGCCGACCTGATCGAGCGATCCGAGGTGGTCACCATGGGTGGTGACGGCGGCGGCCTGGATGACTTGCTAGGCCAGTACGCGATCGGCCGATGCAAAGAAACGCGCCGTTGGCTCGGCTGGGCACATGCCTGGGCGCACCCCTCCGTGCTGGAGCGGCGAAAGGAAATCGCGCCCCGGCTGCAGGACTTCGCGCGCGACGGTCACCTGACGCTGGTCGAGCACATTGGGCAGGACATCGATCAATTCGCCGCCAACGTCGCCATGGTCTATGAGGCCGGCGTGCTCGACAAGCTGGGCCTCGATCCTCAAGGCATCGGCGCGATTCTCGATGCGCTCGAGATGGGTGGCGTGCCGGCCGACCGAATCATCGGCATCACGCAAGGCTGGAAGCTTACCAGCCCGATAAAGACCGCTGAGCGAAAGCTCGCCGAGGGCGTGCTTGTGCACGGCGGGCAGCCGCTCATGGCCTGGTGCGTCAGCAACGCCAAGATCGTGCCGAGCGCGAACGCGGTGCTGATCACGAAGCAGGCATCAGGCACCTGCAAGATCGACCCGCTTATGGCGATGCTGAACGCGGTCTATCTGATGTCTCTGAACCCCGAGCCGCAGAACACTAAATCATTCTGGGAATCCTGATGCAAAAACTGACCGCCATTCTGCCGGACGTGCTGGTCGTCGCCGGCGCAGCCGCGTTGTCGTTCGGCGCCTGGCTGCTGCATCCGGCGGCCGGCTTTATTACCGCTGGCGTGCTAATGCTGGCAGGCGGCGCTCTCGCTGCCTTAAATGGACAGCGGTCGAAGGTAGTCAACTGATGTCGATCTTCGTTCCATCAGGTGCTCGTCGCACCAATGAGGCCTTCAAGGAATCGTTTTGGAGCGACCTCATCTCATTCGCTCGGTCGAGATCCGGGCAGTCGGTAACGCTGGCGTCCGCGCTTGAGGTGACGGCGGTGCTCGGATGCGTGCGCGTCGTCTCTGAGGATGTAGCCCAGGTGCCGTTGAAGCTGTTCCGTAAGCGCGAGGATGGCGGAAGCGATGAGGAGACCGATCATCCCCTATCGGAGCTGCTCGATGTCGGCCCCAACGACTGGCAAACGGGCTTCGACTTCATTGAGAATCTTGTCATTCAAGCAGCGCTTGGCGGGAATTTCTATTCGTTCAAGAACAAGGTCAGGGGCAGCATTCGAGAGTTGATCCCGTTCCCGCCGGGGACGGTTACCGAAACTTGGGACGACTTTGTTCCGACGTATTCGTGCGTCACGGCGAGTGGAGCGCAGAAGGATTTTCCGGCCGAGGCGATCTGGCATCTCCGCGGCCCGTCGATCGATACGAAGACCGGGATGGCTGCGGTGCGCGCCGCGCGCGAGGCTATTGGCTTAGCCATGGCCACCGAGGAAGCTCACGCGAAGCTGCACGCGAATGGCGCCCAAGCAAGCGGGATGTATTCGGTCGAGAAGACCCTCGACGATAAGCAATACAGAGCACTGAGTAGTTGGATCGCCGCGCAGATCGCCGGTGAAAACCGGTCGAAGCCTTTGGTCCTTGATAGCGGGGCCAAGTGGACCCCTATCTCTATGAACGGCGTCGACGCGCAACATTTGGAAACACGCCGGCATCAGATCGAGGAAATCTGCCGCGCTTTCCGTGTCATGCCGATCATGATTGGGCATGCTGACAAGGCGGCAACGTATGCCAGTGCTGAACAGATGTTTTTGGCGCATGTGGTGTACACGTTGCAACCCTGGTTCCGCCGGATCGAGAAATCGATCTATAAACACCTCTTGACGCGCGAGGACCGGAAAGCCGGCCTTTATGTGAAGTTCTTGCCGAACGCGCTGATGCGCGGCGCGGCCAAGGACCGCGCCGAGTTCTACTACAAGATGTGGTCGATGGGTACGCTCAATGCGAACCAGATCCGCGCAATGGAAGAGCAGAACCCATACGAAGGTGGCGAAATCTACCGCGTCCAACTGAACACCACCGACGCTTCCAAGCCTGTTCCAGAAGTCACTCCGTAGGAAAAAATAATGCCGAAGCCGAATATGCAGCGAAAAGCTGCAGGACGAGTGCTGTCCGCTGAAAACGAACGCCTGCTCCGCGAGGCGCGCGACAACCTCGATGCAGTTCTGTCGCAACTGGCCGAGGAGGATCCGCAAGACGCCAGCTCCTTCCGCCACCGGAACCGCATGGCGCTCAAGCCCGGGCATGTTCGAATCAATGCGGATGCTGGCGACAGCGAAGCAGAGATCCTGATTTACGGCGACATCGGCGGCGGCTGGTGGGATGAGGGCATTACCGGCGAGACGATTACCAACCAAATCGCAGACCTCGACGTCGACACGATCAACGTGCGGATCAACAGCGGCGGCGGGTTGGTGTTCGAAGGCCTGGCGATCTATCAGGCTTTGGCGCGGCACTCGTCCCACATCGTTGTCCACATCGACAGCATCGCGGCATCGATCGCCAGTGTGATCGCCATGGCCGGTGACGAGATCCGAATCAGCGAGGGCGCAAACCTGATGATCCACAAGCCGTGGTCCGGCATGTGGGGTGACGCAGATGCGTTCCGCAAGGAGGCCGACGTCCTCGATCAATTGCAGGCGGGTCTGATCAACATCTACGAAGCCCGCACCGGCGCCAAACGCGCCGACCTCGAATCCTGGGTGAACGCCGAAACCTGGTTCCTCGGGCAGGCCGCGGTCGACGCCGGCTTCGCGGACACGATGGTCCCGGCCAAGAAGAAAAAGGCCGCGGCCTCCGCGATGCTGAACCACTTCAAGAACACCCCAAGCAATCTGCTGGCTTCGGCCGGCGGTCCCGAAATTCGCGAGTTTGAAGCCTTCCTCCGCGACGGAGAAGGGCTCTCGAACGCGCAAGCAAAGCGCATCGCAGCCGCGATGTCGCGGGCGAATCGCGACGATTCGTCCGAACCGCTAGAAAGCACCCTCCGCGATGGTGGGGCCCCTGCGGATGAACAGCTCGAGCGGACATCCCTGCTCGCGCAGCACATCAAGAAACTTACCTCCACCATCAAGGAATGACCATGGCAGACAAAGACGCCGTTACCGAAGTAATGGAAGCGTTCACCGAGTTCAAGAAGACGAACGACGCGAACCTGCAGAAACAAAGCGCAGCACTGGACGAAAAGCTCGACAATATCAACAAGGTCTTCGACAAGTACGAGCCGATGAACCAGCAGCTGGTGATGATCGAAAAGCAGAACAAGGCAATGCAGGATCAGCTGGATTCGATCGAGAAGATCGCTAACCGCGCCGGTCTGGGCGGCGCGTCCGACCCGCAGGCGAAAGCTGCGCAAGAATACATGGACGCGTTCAATCGCGTGATGCGCAAATCGGCCGGCGACCGCGATCCGGCGGACATGCAGATGGTCCGCGAGCGCTCGGCAGCACTGGTTAAAGGCGACGACGCAAGTGCCGGCTACCTGCTGGCGCCGCCTGAGATGCAGAAGGAGATCATCAAGAACATCATCGAGATGACCCCGATCCGCGCCCTGGCAACCGTTCGCACGATCGGCTCCGACAGCCTGAAAATGCCGCGCAAGATCGGGAACGGCGCTGCTTCGCGCATCGGCGAGACGCAGAAGCGCACCAACACCGGCGACCCGACCTACGGCGTGCTGCAGTTTTTCGCGCCGGAGATGTTCGCGCGTATCGAGGTGTCGCAGCAGATGCTGGAAGACTCCGACTACGACCTGTTCGCCGAATTGCGTGAAGACGCTGCCGATCAGTTCGCGGTGCGCGAAGGTGTCGAGTCGATCAGCGGCACCGGCGGCTCGGCCCAGATGGAGGGCATCCTGGTCAATCCGGACATCGGCTTCACCAAGAGCGGCGATGCTGCCCTGCTGACTGCCGACGGCATGCTGAGCCTGTACAGCGACCTGAAAACCGCGTACGCCCGCAGCGCGATCTTCGGCCTGAACCGCAACACGCTGGGTCAGGTGCGCAAGCTCAAGGACTCCACCAACCAGTACCTGTGGGCCCCTGGTATCGCAAACGGCATGCCGAACACCATCCTCGGTGCGGCCTACGCTGAAATGGCTGATCTGCCAAACGTCGCCGCGAACGCGTTCCCGGTCGTCTTCGCTGACTGGAAAAAGCTGTACGTGATCGCCGACCGCGTGAACGTCTCGCTGCAGGCCGACTACACCACTGGCGCCGACGATGGCCTGGTCGTGTTCCGTGCCCGCCGTCGCGTCGGCGGTGGCGTGCGCCAAGCCGAGGCTGGCCGCAAGCTGAAGATCGCAGCCTAATCGACAGCAGCTCCCCGGCCACGCGCCGGGGATCTCCGCAACCCATTCTGTAGGAGTCGACTATGCGCGACCTGAAATCCAACATCAAGCCAGTCCAGTCCCTGGTTCCGGCAACCCGTACCGCGGCCGCAAACGGCACCGGCGTCGACCTGACCGGCTTCAATGCTGCCTCCGTCGTTTTCTCGAATGGCGCCATCGGCGGCACGACCCCGAGCTTCACCTTCGAAGTGCAGGAAAGCGACGACAACGCAACGTTTGCCGCCGTCGCGGCCAAGGATCTGCGCGGCGCCGCTCCGGTGATCACCTCCGCCAACCAAGTGACCCAGGTGGGCTACGTCGGTTACAAGCGCTACATTCGCGCAGTCGTGAAGACCGTCGCCGGCACTACGCCGACGCTGGACTGCGCAGCCCATGTCGTTCTGGGCCATGCAGGCAACGCACCGACCGCCTAAGCCATGAAGATCCTCATGCTAAGTACTGAGCCCGGGTCGGTCGACGGCATTCGAGTCGCCTTGTACGAAGCCGGCCAGGAATACGACCTGACGGCGACTGTCGGTGCTCGCGAACTCGCTGAGGCATTCGTCGGCGCGGGCCGGGCCGAGGAGGTGGGTGCGAGCAAAGCCGCCGCCGATCCAGGCGCTGTCACGGACGACGCCAGCGAACATGGCGCAGAAACCAGCGAGACCGCCGCAGCACCAAAGCGCGACCGCAAGCCCAAGGCGCAGTAACCCCGTGAGCCCGGAAACCGCCGCCTGGCTCGCCAACGTGCGCGCCGAGGCCGCGGCTCCGGGCGCTCTTTTCGTCATCGTTCGCAGCAAAACTGCTTCGGTGGCGATCTTCCCTGAAGACATAGTCGGCAAGTCCGACGACGAGTCGCTTTCATTTATTGAAACGCGGCTCGCTGAACAATGACGCTGTAAAGGCGCTGCGACCTCCATGGCATTTGACCTCACCCTTACCAGTGCGACGTACAACGCGTCAGGAAAATTCGGTCAGAGCCTGAATGGTGGCTACGGCCACGCGGGCCGTCCGCTGCCGACCAACGGCACCTTCAGCGCAGGCATTCAGTTCAAGTCCAGCACGCTGTCTGGTATGAAGCTCGTGATGGGCGCTGTGAGCGCCTTTTACATCGGCTCGAATGCCTCAGGCAACCTGGTTTGTAAGTACGGCAGTGGCGCAAGCGAGGTTGACCTCACCGTTACCTCGATCACCAACGCCACCAATGGTGCGTGGCACGAGGTCGAGTTCTGCCTGGACGAGACGGGCGCGAAGCTGTTCTACGACGGCGCGCTGGTCAATTCGAACGCCAAGACCGCGGCTCAAGCCGCCATGAGCTACACCGGTGGCAACCTGTTCGTGCGTGACTACTCCGCCGGCGGGTTCACCTGGCCTGGCGAGGTCGATCAGGCATTTGTGTCGTCGGGTGTGCGCCATACAGCAACCTACACGCCGTCCGCCTCGGCAATGGATCCGGCCGAAGCGGGCCTGATTGGTCTTTGGAAGCTGGACGGCGACGGCCTTAACAGTGTTGCCGCCGCCGATACCACGCCCCCGACTGCTGCATCGGCAGCGGTGGCGAACAGCACGCCGACGGTCGTGAACCTGACGATGTCGGAGGCAGTCAACAGTGCTTTCGTGCCGGCGGCCTCGGCTTTTACGGTGAGCGGCCACACGGTCAGCAGCGTCGCCATTTCCGGCACTGTCATCAGTCTGACCTGTGCGGAAGCTTTTGCCAACGGTGAGGCCGCGCGCACTGTGGCTTACACCCAGCCGGGCACGAACAACGTTCGCGACGTGGCTGGCAACCTGCTGGCGAACTTCACCGGACTGGCAGTCACGAACAACGTCGCCGCAGCAGGCGACACGACGCCGCCGGCATACGCCAGCGCGCAGGTAACGAACTCGACGCCGAACGCGATCCTCGTGACGTTCAACGAGGCTTTAGCGAACAGCGTGCCGGCCGCTTCTGCCTGGAGTGTTTCCGGCGGACGGACAGTCACTGCTGTTTCGATCAGCAGCTCCGTCGTGACGCTGACCGTCGATACGGCGTATGCCAATGGCGATGCCATCACGGTCGCATATACGCAGCCCGGCGCTAACCCGCGCCTGCAGGATGCGGCCGGCAACCTGGCGGCCACGTTCAGCGCGAAGACCGTCACGAACAACATCGCCGGCGCGAATGCCAATGTGCTGACCGCTCCGGCGGCCCAGCTAAAGCTGTCGCCGTACAACTGGAATGTGGTCGGCGCCAAGGCGACTGCGGTGAATGCCGGCGCGTACTTCGAGACCCTGTTCACCGGCACGACGTGTACGCTGAATTTCGACGTCTCGACGCTCGTTGCGCCATACCCAAAGATCAAGTATCGGGTCGACAAGTATGGCCCATGGACGACCGTCGACGTGGCGGCATCGGTGCCGATCACAATGCCGACGGATACCGCAGCCTGGAATCCCTCGCCGGGTCATATCCTGGAGGTACGGGTCAAGGCGACGAACGAATCCGCGAACCGCTGGAATGGTACGAGTAACGCCGTGATCCTGACCGGCATCACGCTGGACACCGGCAAGACGCTGACTCCCACGCCGAAGAAAGCAGGCAACATGCTGGTCTACGGCGACAGTATCACCGAGGGTTGCCGCACCGTGAAAGCGCTCGGCACTCCGGACGTGGATTCGCACGATGCGACGATCGCCTGGGCGTACGAATGCGCAGAGCGGATGGGGATGGAGCTCGGGCTGGTCGGCTTCAGCGCGCAGGGCTATGCGGCCCGGGGCGGCGTCGGCAACGTCCCGCTGTTCCCGCTCTCGTACAACTATATTTACAGCGGTGTTGCCCGCAGCTTCTCGCCGGCGCCGGACCTGGTCCTGATCGCGATGGGCACGAACGACGGCAGCACCGATACCACTTCGGCAGCGACCACCGTACTAAACGGGATCATCGCGGCGACGCCTTCGACAACGAAGATTGTGCTCATGCGGCCCTGGTCGAACCCGTCCGGGACAAATCAGCCGCCTTTCCTGCAGGCCGCGATTGCTGCTTGCACGGACCCGAGCCGCGGCGTCTACATGGACACGACAGGTTTCGCGATCACCGGATCGAGCGACGGCCTTCACCCTTACGGCTCCGTGCAGATGTACAGCATGGGCCCAAAGGTGGCCGCTGCCGCCAAAACGATCATGGCGGCCGGCTCCTCGGTAACGCTTGCGTCGCGCACTGTGTCGATCACGCTGGGAACTGATGCCAGCACCGCAGCTGCGAACCTGACCGGGGCAAAAGTCGCGATCTACGACGAGGCAACGCCGGACCAGTACACGGTTGCGCGCTACCAATCGTCGACCTTGACGACCGACGCGAACGGCGTATTGACAGCGACGTATGGTTCGACGTTGCCGGTTGGTGGGACGGCGGGCTTTGTCATCCAGTTCGCTGACGGCAAGCACTGGAACGGAACGGTACAGGTGACCTGATGACAGCTTTTCTCGCGCCACGGACCATAGGGGGCAGGGCGTACCTTGCCACGCTTTTGCCGCCCGCGACCGCGGACACTAGCGCGCCAGGCATGAATGGCAGCGTCACGATCTCGGGAATCACATCGACCGGTGCACACGCCGCCTGGCAGGCCGCAACCGATAACGTTGCGGTTACCGGCTACGAGGTGAGCGTTGACACTGGCACGCCAAGCTGGATCAACGTCGGCAACGTCACAAGCTGCGACGTCAGCGGGAAAGCGGCAAGCACTGCATACACCTTCCGTTTGCGAGCCTACGATGGGGCCGGAAACCGGGCGACGCCGATCACCGCGCCTTTTACTACGAGCGCGGAAGCATCGCAGCCATCTGCGGTGACGGTGCCGGCTTCACGAACAGCGAAGTTTGCCGGGCGATCGCGTGTCGTCGTTTTCTCCGGATCGGCGCCAGTAGTCGTGCTGAAGGGGCCGCTCGATGAGCTCTACTTCGTCGGCGACTTTTCGAAGGACTATCTTGAAGCCGGGACGTCGGCGGCTTCCGTCGTAGGAGTTCCGGTAGGCGTGACCGTGCTTGAGGCTGCGGCTCTGCAAAACGGCTTTGGCGTGGTGAAGCTCGGCGCCCTCGATTTGACGGCCGCGAAAAACCTGTTCACCTTCCGTGTGACGCTTGCGAACGGTGAGCAGGTCGACCGGACAATCGAGTTCAAGACGCTCGATGACCCGCCCAAGGTCTTCGGCAAGGATCCAGACGACAAGCGGTTCTACACACTCGACTTCGGCTCCGATGCGACGTTTGGGGGATCGGCACTTGCGTCGGTTTCTGCGCCGGTAGCAGGCGGCGTCACAGTGCTCTCTCAGCCAACGATTCAAGGCAATGCCGCGACCCTCAAGATCGGCGGGTTGGATACAGCGGCTGCGGCGACCAACTCGTGCACGCTGACCGCAGTGTTCGCCAACACCGAGAAGATCGTCCGCTCCATCTTCTTCAAGCAGGAGGATCACTAATGATCAACGTAGCTGACCTTCCGTGCCTGCGGGAGCATTTCGAACGCGTCGCAGCAACTGAGCAGGAAGCCGCCAAAAGCAAAGAGCCGCAAGTGCAGTACGCTCGCGCGCCGGACGGCCCAGGCTACCAGCCCAGCGGCCGTCCGGTTGTAATGCAAAGGAATAATCGATGAGCACACGACTAATCGTGCCGCCGGCAGAGCTGGCGGTGTCGATGGAGGCCGCGCGGCGCCAGGCCAGGGCAAACGGTACAACACTCGACGACGAAATCCAAGGCAAGGTACAGGGCTTTACTGAAGACGCCGAGCACGAGACGAATCGCGCTTTCGTCCATCAGACCTGGGAGGAATCGCTCGATGCGTTCCCTGTCGGGCCACGTGGCGGGCCCGGGGCGATCCAGCTCACGAAATCGCCGATAGCCTCCGTGCTGTCGGTGAAGTTTTACGACGCCGCTGGTGTGCTCAAGGTGCTGGCCGAAGAGGATTATCTCGTTGACGACAAGAGCGAGCCTGGCTACGTCGTACCGGCGCCCGGGAAGACATGGCCGGCGACCGCCGTTCGGATCAATGCCGTCGAGGTCCAGTACGTGGCGGGCTATGGACCCGATGAGGCGAGTGTACCCGCCGCGGTCAAGCAGTACATCCTCGGCAAGCTTGAAAACGACTACGTGCCCAACCCAAATTCGCAATACCTATGTCGATCGCTCGACAGGTATCGCGTCTACCTCTAGAGAGCGTTATGGCAACACTCCGAATGGACGAGAAAGTAACTCTGCTCAAGCGCGAAGCTGGGCAGGACTCGAAGGGGAGACCGCTGGACAATTGGACGGCATTACCGGATATCTGGGCGAACGTCCGATTTCAGTCAGGAGCCGAGGCAGTGCGCGGCGGAGCTGAGACGTCGATCGTGCGCGTCTCGATCAGGATATGGGCGCGCTACGACGTCGATGGCGACATGCGGATTCGCCACTTAGGCAAGGACTACAACATCAAATCTGCGGTGCCCGATTCTACCGACCGGCGCTTCATGTTCCTCGTCTGCGAGTCCTTCAAATGAGCATGCTGTCGGTCGACATGGCCAGCTTGGACTCGATGCTGGATGAGATGGGTGACCGCGCCGAAGCCGCCGCCCGTCCCGCTGCGCAGGCAGCCTCCCAGGTGCTGTACGACGAGGTCAAGCGCAACGTCTCGGTGATCCCGCAGAAAACCGGGCGACTAGGCCAGGCTATTTACCAGGTCTACAGCCAAAGCAACTCGGGCGAGGGTAGGGCGACTTACCACGTGAGCTGGAATGTCCGTAAGGCGCCGCACGGGCACCTTATCGAATTCGGGCACGTAGCCCGGTACGTGACCTACATCGGCAAGGACGGAAACTTCTACACGGCCAAGCGTCCAGAGGCGCGGGGCAAGCCGAAGCCGCGCCGCGGCGCATCGCAGGCCGAAAAAGACGCCTATTACGTGCCGTTGCCGGCGCCCAAACAGACCCGGGCGATTGCCTTCGTTCGACGGGCCCAGGTGAAGTTCCCGCAGGCGCTTGCAGCCGCGGCCGACGTGCTGCAGAGGGAGATTCAATGACGCTGGAAGAAAAGCTGACCGCTGCCCTGCGAACTGTGTGTCCGCGCGTGTTTCGCGGCATCGCTCCTGTCAACACGGAACAGCCTTACGTCACCTACCAGCGCATCGGTGGACAAGCTGTCAACTTCATTGACAACGCTATCCCGACCGTACGCAACGCCCTCGTGCAGATCAACGTCTGGGGAGGGGATCCGGACGCGCTGATTCAGCAGATTGAGCTGACGCTCCGTGCCGCCACTGACATGCAAGCCGAGCCCCAAGGCGAATCGCGTGACGCCGACGAGCCGGACATGGAATTGGTCGGCGTTTCGCAAGACTTCGATATATGGGCTGACCGCTAGTTCGCCCGAAGCCAAACCCAAGCCGCCCCGAGAGATCCGGGCGGCTTTTTTCTTTGCCCGCGAGGGCGTACCGCCCATATCGGGCCCCACTTCCTGAAGGGATGAGCAATGCTTCCAAATAACATCGCGTACGCTATCGCATCTGCGTACGCCGCCGCAATTTCCGTCAGCGCCGCAACCAATGCGACCGAGGCAGTCCTGACGACCGCCGCCAACACCTATGCCGTCGGCGACTACCTGGAGTACGCCTGCGGCTGGAGCAAAGCCAATGGCCGTGTGTTCCGCGCGAAGCTGGCAAGTTCCACTTCCGTGACGCTCGAGGGCTTCGATACCAGCGACCTCACGCTATTCCCGGCCGGCGCCGGCATCGGCTCGCTGCGCAAGATCACTTCGTGGCAGTCGATCGTGAAGGTGCTCGCCTGCGACCCGAGCGGTGGCGACGCCAAGTACGCGACCACGAACTACATGGACAGCGACACCGAGGTCAGCATTCCGGATGGCTTTTCGGCCACTACCTACAACATCAGCATCGAGGACGATCCGGCGCAGCCGCACAACGCAGTGTTGCGCGCGGCATCCAACTCGGCAAAGCCTCTCGCGCTGAAGATGGTGCTGCCGAACGGCGCGATCCTGCTGTACTCGGGCTACTGCTCGTTCAACGAGAACCCGACCATGAGCAAGGGCCAGGTCATGGCGGTCAAGGCAGGCTTCGCCATCAGCGGCAAGGTCGTCCGATACGCCTCCTAACTAGGGTTGCCAGGCTGGCGCTTAACAAGCTCGGCGCCAGTCATTTCCAGCCGCAGGGTCGCCCCCTGCGGTCTTTTTACTTCCTCTGAAAGAGAAAAATCATGGCAGAAGCAAAGAAAATCGTCCTCGGCAAGCGCCCGAAATCGTTCAAGCGCACCATCACCTTCCCAATGCCCGGCGAGGAATCCGGCTCGATCGAGGTGCTGTTCACCTACCGCACCCGCCTGGAACTCGCCGCTCTCGATGACGAGATGCAGGCAAAGATCAAGGCCGACGGTGAGGCCGAGGTCGAGAAGATGAAGGCTGCGATCGAGAAGAAACAGCCCGTCGCCGAGCTGACGCAGGCCGAGGTTACCGCGCGCCAAAACGCGTACAACGTCGACTACCTCATGAGGGCGGTTGAAGGCTGGAACTTGGATATCCCGTTCGACCGCGAGGCTGTCGAACAACTCGTCGACGAACTCCCTGCGGCCGTCGGCGCAATCGCCAACGATTACCGTCTGGCGCTGCGCGAGGGACGCCTGGGAAACTGAGGGATTTGGCTCGGGCAATGTACACGCCCGGGCCAAGCAGCGAAAACATCGCGAAGATGCGGTACCTCGGCTTCGAGCCAGAGGATTACGTGCGCGAATCGGTGGAGGTCTGGCCCGAGAACGAGCGGGCTTACTTCCTCTTCCTAGACCTTCAGACGCAGTGGCGGGTAGGGATGGGCGGCGCGACCGGGCTGGACTACCTGGTGCTGTTCGCCAAGCTGGACCGGATGAAGCTGTCCGACGAGGAGGTAGACGAGCTCGAGCAGGACATCCGAACGATGGAGCACGAAGCCCTACGGGTGATGGCGGAGCGGGAGTAACAATGCAAGCGCGATAGGCACACTGGCGTGATATTTGGAGAGTTTTCGGCGGAAATCTACCTATAAAATTTCTCTCATAACAATATGAGGGAATGTTTATGTTAGAAGACGTTGGACTGTGGCTGTACGACTTGAACCGATGTGGCTACTACCCGTGGCGCGGCGGCGCGGCTGCGTTATTTGGTGGCATAGAAAGCACTTTCGACAGCCTAAGGAGCTGGGCTCATGGTAAGCCCCTTGGTCAAACGACTACCTTTGCGATAACGCGCGAGAGCAACCTCACTGAAGTGTTCTTGCTGGGGATGCATAAGGCTGGAAACGGCGATTTTTTGGTGGGTGTTTGGAACCGCCTTCCGGGCAATCGAAACCATGTTGCCTCGGTTGGTGTCGCTGATCTTGTTGGGGCGGCCTCTGCTGAGGTAACCGCTGTCGACGCCAACCGCATCCCCGGATACGCGACATATTTTTGGGTTTTGCCCGAGGCAAACAGAATCGCAACGGTTAGGCTGAAGCACCTCAACAATGGCCTCGCGAATTTCCAGCACTATGTAACGAACTTCCTTACCTACATTAACCCGGCGCACGTAGTACTGGATGAGCCCGATGAAGATGGAGGGCTTCGGGTGCAGGGGTATCGGCGTGATCGACACGCGAATATTGAAGAGGGAAGCGTCCGGCCGGCCTTTAGCGTAAAATCCATCTCTCTAGGTGGTGACTTGGCGTTCCTTCGCGAGCATGTGGGGATCATCGAGAAAGTTTGTATAAAAACACAACTTTCAACCGCTGAGCCGCGAGGCTACCGAGCTTGGGAGCTGTTCCAGGATGTCGGGCGATTTTTCCGCAGGCCTGGCCCCGTCATTGAGGAAGTGCCGATCAAGCTGGAAATGCCGGCTTCTTTTGACATCGACTCGCTGAACCAAACGATCGCAGCTTGGACTGATGATCTAAACGATGTCGAAAGTCGTGAAAACGACATTGGATTCAAGCTCCGCGGGCATTCAAATTTCAAGTGGCTTAGTAAGACCCAGGCGCGGAAATCGGTTTCCTTAGACGTCGAATGGGTAGACAATGAGCTTGTCAATCTTGAGTCATTGATGGCACAGCTGCAACGTCAACGTGCAGAGCTTTTACTACTAGGATAAACATGAGGTGGTTTGCAGTCATACTGCTAATCGCGATCGCGTGGGTCGGTTTTCACTTTGGTGAGAACATCGATCTCGATAAACAATGGACGTTCTACGAAGCGTTACGCACTACTACGTCTGTTGTATTCGGCATCCTTGGTGCACTGCTGGCAATCGTATATCCTGAAGTTATCAAGCAGGGGCTTCGGCCATCGTCGGGGGTTTCGTTGTCGGACCCGGATGTGCATAGAGTGACTGATCCGCTGGCCTACTCGGCGCTTCTTTTGGTGGTGCTTGTCCTGGCGGCGCCAGTCTTCGCTTGGTTGCAGTCACTTGGATTTGACAAAGTCAGTGCTGAGATGTTGCTCATCAATAGAACTGCTTTCGCTGTTCTCTGCGCACTGTCGTACGGTCAGGTCTGTGTGTTGATGGCCGTGCTAAATCCGCTGGGTGTCATCGTGGGCTCTGTCAGTGACTCATCCGCACGAGCCAGGCTTCGAAGAGGCATTCATCAAAACGGTCCGGCCGAATAGCTTGAGGCGCAAACGACCAAGGGGGGCGGCAGTCAACCGCCCCCCTTGGTCGTTTTGCGGAAAGTCAACCTTAGAAATCCGAGTAGCTATTTGCGCTGAGGTAATATATTGCACTCATCACAATAAGGAGGGGTGCAATGAAGCGAACGATATTTGGAGTGCTGCTGGTCGCGGCCTGCGGGTTTGCTCAGGCAGCTGATAGGGCTCCAGCTCTGGCTGGTTCATGCGAAGCACTTGCGGCAACCGTTGAGGCAGGAGTAAGAGATCTGGCTTTTTACAGTATCGACGGCACGTTTGATAGCAGCGCCGCGCGAGAAACGAATCGACAGTTACAAAAGGTAGTGGCCAGCAACGTCATACAGGCAAATCTCACACTTATGCAAGCAAACCGGTGTGCCTTGCCGAAGTTGCCAATTGACGAGAATGCCTATAGGTCTGCGGCGCTTAAGTGTTTTACTGCCGCGAAGCCAAAAGACGGAGTGGCGCCGGAATGCATTCGGCCAACTTGGACTAGAAACATAGATTAAAAGCATAGCCAGCGAAAGCTGGCATTTTTGTTTGACGAACCGCCCTCGTGGCGGTTTTTTTATGGGCGAACGATATGTCGACTGAAGAGCGCCGGGTACAACTAGTTGCAGAGGTCGACACGACCCGCACTCGCGCCGGATTCAACGAGATCGGGCAGCAGGCCGGGCAGATGGCCCAGCAGGTTACTCGCTCCGGAGAGCAAGCAGAACGCGCCGTTGCTGGTATCGGGAGTGGCGCATCCGCATCCTCGCAGCGGGTCGACTCGGCAAGCCGAAGCATCATTGGCTCGATCCAGCGAACGACGGCAGCGATGGAGGCTGGAGGACGGCAGACAGTCGCATATTACGAGGCAATGGCGCGGCAGCGCGGTATCGACCCGAATACGCTACGGCCATATCTCGATCAGCTTCGCTCGGTGGAACAAGCCCAGGCACGTACGGCCACTTCCGCTGGCGCGTCGGCAGCTCAAATCACCAACGCAATGCGCATGGTGCCGGCTCAGTTGACGGACGTGGCAACTCAGTTGGCCGGTGGTCAGTCGCCGCTGCTCGTTCTCCTGCAGCAGGGAGGACAACTTCGCGACCAATTCGGGAGCATCCCAGCCACTATCCGTGGCGTAGGATCTTCGATCCTCGGATTGGTCAGTCCCGTAGCTGTAGGGGCAGCAGCTCTGGGTGCCCTGGCTTATGCGTATTCCGAAGGCTCCAAAGAAGCCGACGCATACACGCGGGCGATCATCATGTCCGCCAACGCGGCCGGCGCAAGCACGAGCCAGTTGTCAGCCTACGCTGCCGCGATCAGTAAGACCGTTGGTACTCAGGCGGAGGCATCGCAGGCTGTAGCGGCGCTGGTCAGCACCGGACAGGTCGGCGCAGATAACCTTAAGCAGTTTGGCGCTGTTGCTGTTCAGGTTCAAAAGTACATTGGACGCAGTGTCGAAGACACGGTTAAGGACTTCGAGGAGCTCGGTAAATCGCCGGTCCAGGCCAGTCTGAAACTGAGCGAGTCGTACCACTACTTGACGGCTGCGACGTATGAGCAAATCAAGGCCCTCCAGGATCAGGGCAAGAACGACGAGGCCGCCGAGGTAGCGCAAAAGGCATATTCGGATGCTTTCGCAGGCCGCGCGAAAGCGATGAAGGACAATCTCGGCGTGATCGAGGGCGCCTGGATGGGGGCGAAAGAATCCGCCGCGAAAGCATGGGACGTCTTCCTCGGGGTTGGTCGCAAGAAGACGCCGGCTCAAGAGTTGGCCGAAGTCCAAGAGCAAATCAAGCTGGCGCGTATGCCTGCCGGCACTGGCGCCGGCGACCGCGGAGACGCTGCGGAGATGATGCGGGCGAAAGCCGCCTCAAAGCTGACCGAGTTGCTGAAGCGCGAGACGGAGTTGCAAGGGCAAGTAGAGAAGGATGCATGGGACGCCCAGCAAGCAGGAGCTTCCGAAAAGCTTCGCCAGGCTGGACTTGAATGGTCCAAGATCATGGATGGCACCCTGTCCAAGGCGGAGCTGCAGCGCCGGGAAATTGCGAAAGTTACGAACGAGGGCTTGGAGGCCGGTGCGTCCGATGAGGACATTAAGAAGGCAGTCGACAGGGTCAAGCAAAAGTACTTTGACCTGAACAACGTCACGCTGACCCAACTTGAGAACAACCGCAGTCTCCAAAAGGAGAAGATGGTTGGCGAGTTGGCTGACGCTGAAAGCCTATACAAGCGGCAGCTAATCAGCCAGGACGAGTACTACGCCAAGAAGCGGGATATTCAACTTCGCGAAATCGACCTCGAAATACCGATACTGAAAGAGCAGGCCCGCATCGCTGACGGCAAGGAAGAAAAGTCGGCACGCGAGAAGGCAAATGGCGAGCTGGCTGTTCTCATGCAGAAGCGCGCCAACATCATCAGCGGGGCCACGAACTCTATCAAGGAAGCGGACTTTGATCGCAAGAAGTCGATCGATGATGTGGTCGCGGGCTGGGATCGGACCATCAACGCGCAACGAGAGGCCGTAGCGCAGGAGTTGGCGCTGTTCGGGCAGTCTGACCAAGCACGTAAGACGTACATCGCGCAAGCGCAGATCGATCTTGAGTTGCAAAAGAAGATCGACGAGCGTAAGGCGAAGGGAATTGCATATACGGCAGAAGAGATTGCTGGATTCCGGGCGCGAGCAGAAGCCAGCAAAGCCGCTGCAGCCGAAGAGATTAACCAGGAAGCAGCTCTCGCCGCCGCCAACCAACTCCTTCGTGACAACGAGAAGTTCTCCGCGCAGTACATCGCCGACGCCGACCTTCGCGCCCAGCGCATCACCGCGATCGATGCAAGGCAGTGGCAGTACCTGATCGACCACACGGAAGAGGGTTCGGAGGCTCGCAAGAAGATCCTCGAGCAGTTCGACGTCTGGATGGCAAACCGCCAAATGCAGCCAGTGCTAGACCGCTGGAAGGGCGTGATCGACAACCTCGACAACAACTTCCAGGAAGGATTCCGCGACATGCTGGTCGGTGGCCAGAATGTCTGGTCGTCGTTCACGAAGTCGATCGGCAACACACTCAAGCAGTCTTTGGCGGAGGCGCTGTACCAGACCTTCGTCAAGAAGTACGTCGTCCAGATCGTGACCAGCCTCGCCGGAGCTATTTCCGGGCCTGCGGTGGCGGCTACTCTCAGCGGCATCCCGGCGCCGGCTGGAAGCGTCGGCGCCGGTAACAGCACTATCACCGCAGCCCAGGCCGCATCGAACATGTACACCATGTTCAAGAGTGGCGGGACGATGGAGCAATCCATCGCGAGTGGCGTACAGACCGGCTTTGACAAGCTCGGCCTGTCGATGGGCGGCGGCGCTCCCGGTCAGGCGGCTCAATGGGCTGGGCAGATCGGTGGCACGGTCGGCGGCTACATGATCGGCTCGTCGCTGAACTCCGCCATATCGGGCAAGTACGAGACTGGCTCCGGCGTCATGACGGTTGAGAAAATTGGCACTGCGGTTGCAAGTGCCATCTTTGGCCCGATCGGCGGCGCAGTGGCAGGCGTGATCGGCGGATTGGTCAACCGCGCCTTCGGCATGGGAAGCAAGGAGGTGACGAGCCAGGGTGTCAGCGGCACACTGACTGCATCGAGCCTTACGGGCCAGAATTACGCGAACTGGCATCAGGACGGCGGTTGGTTCCGGTCCGACAAGGACGGGAAGGATACAACCGCGCTGACCGATGCAATGGTCAAGCAATTCACCCAGGGTCTGGCGTCGATCGAGAGCGCTTCGAGCGGCTTTGCATCATCGCTTGGCGTGCAGGCAGATTGGATTAAGGACTATTCGAAGACCTTCGATCTTAAGCTGACCGGCGATGCCACGAAGGACCAGCAAGCGATTACCGATTTCTTCCAAGGGATCGGTGACGAAATCGCCAATAAGCTTGTCCCGAACCTGAGCGACTTCAACAAGTCGGGCGAAACGCTGTCGGCAACGCTGCAGCGCTTGGCCGGAGACTTCCAGGGCACGGACAAGGTCGCGCAACTCCTGGGCTTCTCTGCCAGTTCCCTGTTCGGCTCGACTGGGCTAGAGTCGGCAAAGGCTCGCGAGCAGCTAATCGACCTGGCCGGCGGTCTGCAGGTGCTGAGCGGGTACGCCTCGACGTTCAATCAGAACTTCCTCAGCGACGCCGAGCGAATCAAGCCGGTAGCTGAGGCGCTGGATAAGGCGCTGGCCAGCCTCGGCTTGAGCACGATCCCCACAACGCGGGACGAGTTCAAGGCTCTGGTCGATGACCTGATCACCTCGGGCGCCGCGGCGAGCGAGTCGGGCGCGAAGCAGTTGGATTCTCTCCTGGCCCTTGCGGAAGCATTCGCTCAGGTGCATCCGGCTGTTGATGCGGTGGCCGAAGCGGCTGCCAAGGCCGCTGCCGAGGCGGAGAAGGCTGCGGCAGCGCTGCAAGCTGTGAAGGATGCAGCAAGCACGATGCTCGCCGGCGTCAACGATGCGTATTCGGCGCTGCAAAAGGTCGTGTCGCGCGAGAAGTCGGCGATCCAAGTAAGCGTCGACACGCATACTGCGGCCTTCACCAAGCTGCAAAGCCTGTCGCAAGCGCTCCACAGCACGCTCGATAGCCTGCAGTCGCCCGAGCAGAAGCTGTACGCCCGGGCGATGGCGCAGGCCGAGATTCGGGCCGACCTGGCAATCACAAAGGCAGGCGGCACGCTGTCGGATGCACAAGTCGAGTCGCTGAAGAAGGCGCTTGGCGCGGTCACGCAAGACGCTAGTTCGCAGTTCTCGAGTTACTCCGATTACATGCGAGACCTGCTGAAGACACAGAACGACGTCGCCCAGTTGGGTGATATCACTGACGATTCGCTGTCGGTTGAGCAGAAGTCGCTCGATGCGCTGAACGCCCAACTCAAATCGCTCGATGCGATCGTGGCAAACGGACAGGCGCAGATCGATGCGCTGAATGGGCAGTCGGTCGGCCTGCTGTCGCTCGCCCAGGTGATGGCGGCGTTTCAGTCGTCCATCGGCTCCGCGCAGGCGAATCCGGTTGTTGGCGGAACGTCGACCATCGCCGGCTTCTACCAGGATCTTCTCGGCCGCGCGCCTGACCAATCCGGGGTGCAGTTCTGGCAGGACCAGATTGCCCGCGGCACCTCGCTCGACTCCATTCGCTCCGCCATCCTAGGGAGTGATGAGTACAAGAAGCTGCACCCGTTCGCCGTCGGCACGAACTTTGTGCCGGAGACGATGCCGGCGCTTATCCACCAGGGTGAGCGAATCATCCCGGCAGCGGATAACCGGATGCTGATGTCTGTGCTGGCGCGCGCTTCGAATCCTTCGTCGAACGTGGAAGTCCTCGCCGCGGCGGTTGATCGGCTCACTGCAAAAGTGGCTGAACAACAGGCGGCACTCGATCGCATCGCCAACAACACTGGGGATCATAAGGACATGTTCGAGAATGCAACGGACGGTGGCAATGCCATCCGCGCCGAGGTAATCAATACCGTCAAAACGAAGGAGGTCGCATGACGGCGAGCGCTAGGGTCATGGTGCCCGTCGATATCACCACGAGCATGATCAAGAGTGGTACGACGATTCCCGAACCCGACACTGCTAATGGGGAGATCGCTTGGGTAGCCGGTGGAAATTACGCCGTGCCTGACCAGCGCACTTACAGCGGCTCCGTGTGGGTGTGTCAGTTGGCTCACACGGGCCGGGCGGCCACTCCGGATCTCGACACTAAGTACTGGGTTCGCGAAGGGCCCACAAACCGCATGGCTCCGTTCGACGATTACTCCAATACGAAAGTCGTATCTACCGGCTCGCTGACATATGTGATTCAGCCGGGCTTTATAAACGGCGCCTCTGTGTACGGTATGGAGGGCTCGAACTACAGCGTTGTTGTGCGCGACGGCCCAGGCGGCGCTGTAATCCGCTCGTGGAGTGGCGATCTGTACAGCCAGGCTGCGGGCTTCTACGAATTGCTGTTTTCCGTGCTGACGCCAACAGAACAAATCTCGTTTGACGGCATACCGATCACGCCCAATGCCGAGGTGGCGATCACCGTCTCGGCCGCCCCTGGCGCCCGGGTGGCGATCGGAACCATCAAGCTCGGCGATTGGCGCCAATTCATCGGTGATGGCCAGTTCGGTGGGGCCCAATATGGCGCCGAGTCCAACCGGAAGACTTACACGTTAAGGGAATACAACTTTGATGGAACTTACAAGATCACGAGGCGCGCCCGCAGCCGGGATGTGAGCTGCAGCATCGTGATCGACGCCGAGCAGGCCATGAACGCTGACGCAATCCTGGGCGACATCATCGATACAGCTGTTCCGTTTGAGGCGAGTGGGCTGCCTCGGTATGGGTATCTCAACACTCTCGGGTTCGTTTCCGGAAGCATTCGGGCGGATTCGGCCGGAACTACATCAATCAATCTGAAAGTGGAAGGCAATATCTGATGGCAACAACTCCCGTCCCACCAATGTCGGATGTCCCGCCGTTCCCGGCTTTGTCCGACCGCGCCGATGGCAGCTATAACTCCAAGGCGTTTGCGTTCGGCTCGCACATGGCCGACACGTTTAACGGGGAGCTGGCTGCGGTAGCGACCAGCGTCGTGCAAAACGCTACTGCGGCTGAGAGTAGCGCCACTGCGGCTGAGACCAGTGCGCAAACTGCGACCGCATCCATGCAAGCTGCCATCGCATCTACGGGCGTCGCGCCATGGGTGAGTGGTCAGTCCTATGCTTTGAATACCTGCGCCATCAGTCAGGTCAACTTCCAGACCTACCGCCGTATCGTTGCGGGAGCCGGCACCACAGACCCGACGAACGATTCAGCGAGCTGGGCAATGCTAGCTGGGCAGGGTTCGTTCATTCCCCAGGTAGCTGCAACCGCGACGTTTGACCTTTCGAAATCAAACTATTTCAAACGTACGTTGAACGGCAATGAGACATGGGACTTCATCAAGTGCCCGCAGGATGGTTATTCGTGGACGGTAGAGGTAACCCACGTCAGCGGCGTCCTGAGCCTGCCGTCTTCAGTAAAGACCCCCACCAATCAGGTGTACGTTTTCACGGCCGGAAAAACTCACGAACTAATGTTCGTTACCAGCAACAAAGGGGCAAGGATCCGCCTGGTAGCTGCGCCTAACTTCGATAATTGATATGGATAACACTACCTTTCGGCTGCGGCGTGGTGCGCTGAACGCGCCTATTTTTCAACAGGAATGGCGCACGCCCGGCACCTATCCATTCGTCGTGCCGGCCGGCACCTACTTTATCAGCGCCCTCTGTATCGGCGCGGGGGGCGGCGGGGGGTATAGCGGCACAAATGCGGGCGGCGGCGGCGGCGGCGGCGGGCTGCGTTACGCGGTAGCGATACCCGTCACGCCGGGGGAGACTCTCACTCTTAGCGTGGGGGCTGGGGGCACAGGCGGCACCTCGACCACCGCGGCAATCGGCGGTGGACTTACCCGTATTTCGCGGGGCGGTGTTGCGCTCCTTACCGCTTCTGGCGGACTCCCCGGCGGCAACAGCGGCAGCCTCGGGGGCATTGGCGGCGGGGGCTCGACCATCGACTCCAATATCGGTGGCGGCGATGGGGGCGACGGCGGCTCACCTTACGCGGCCGGTGCCGGCGGCGGAGGCGGCGCGGGGGGGTACGCCGGTAAAGGCGGCAATGGCGGTTCGCAGTCCCAAGCAACTAACGGGAGCCCAGTACCCGGTAGCGTAGGTACTGGCGGCGCGGCGGGTGGTGGTAGCTCCGGCAACGGTGGCAGCTCTGCAAATGACAGCTTCGCAGGCGGTGGCACAGGGATTTACGGGCAGGGAGCATCTGGCGCGGCGTCCGCTGCGGGCGGCGGAGGCGGCAAAGGAGGCTCGGGCGGCGCGGATGCGTCGAGCTCCCCAAGGATTGCGGGGGGGCCTGGCGGCGGCGGCGCGGCCGGCGCGTATGTCAGCATTATCAGCTCGTCCACCAACGGTTACGCTGGCGCGCACGGTGCACTCCGCATCGTCGGCGGCAACGGTCGCAGTTATCCATCCACCCGCACGGCAAACGAATAGAGGAAGCCATGTATTTCAAACCAGAGACCGGCGAAATCTTCACCGCACACAGCGAGATTCGCGCATCGATGCCCAACGTGATTTTCCCGGCGATCGTCACGGACGAGGACTTAGCGTACGCCCAGGTTTATCCACTGGCCTACGAGCGGCCAGAAGTTGGGGCGGACCAGATTGCAGAGCCTGTCGCGGTGGAAAACGTAGACGGGGTATGGACCCAGATGTGGAACGTCCGCGCGGCGACGCAAGAGGAACTTGATGCCCGGGCGGCAGCAGCGAAGGCACTGGTCCCACAGCAGGTGACGCGCCGGCAAGCGCGGCAGGCGCTGCTCCTGAATGGACTACTCGACCAGGTGCCGACGAAGATCGCGTTGATCAGCGACCCGACCGAGCGCGGCTTGGCGCAGATCGAATGGGAGGACTCGCAGGTGTTCGAACGAAACCGTCCGCTGCTGATCTCGATCGGCACCGCAATCGGCCTCGATTCCGACGGCCTGGACGCGCTGTTCACCCAGGCGACGGGGCTCTGATGCGCGGCGGCTACGTCACCATCCGGCTCACCAGCCGGTGGCCCTGGAACCCGCTTAGCCTGGCGATCGGCATTGCCGCTGGCTCGCGCCAATTCAGCCACGCCATCACCATCATCGGCGACCGTGCTTACGAGGCTTCCATGACACACGGCTGTCGCGCCGGCACGGTCGACGAGCTAATGGAAGGCGTAGCGATCTACCGCGACATGCCAGTTTGGGTTCCGAACATCGATGCAGCGCAGGCGTTTGCTGAAGCTCAGATTGGGAAGGGCTACGACTGGTCCGGCGCTGTCGGCATCCCTTTCACCTATTCGGAGGATTGGAGCGACGATAGCTGCTGGTGGTGTTCGGACTTGGCCTTCGCCATCGTCCTGGCTGGCGGCACGCGTTTGCTCGATCCCGATGTCATGAAGCGCGCCCGACCCATCGACTTGCACATGGCCGACTATCCCAAAACACCAACCATGCGATGGCCTCGACCGCCGAAGCAACCACCCACCCAACCGGCTCAGGCCGGTTTTTTTATGGGCGCCCCTGATGCCAACTACCGACCTGAATGAAGCGCTTGCAACCGCGCGCATCGACATCGCCCGCCTCGAGGTGCAAGTAACGCACCTCTCAACCAGCGTCGAAGGCCTCCAAGAGAGCAACCAGCAACTGACCCTCAAGTTGGATCAGGTGCTGCTTACCCTTTCGGAGGCCCGCGGCGGATGGAAGACCTTAATGATGGTCGGTGGCGCTGCCTCAACGATGGGCGCCGGGCTGTCTTGGCTGATTCAGCACCTCCCGAAGGGATGATATGAAAAACCTGAAAAGCAGAATCCTCGCCTGGCTGCGCTCTGCCGGCGTGTGGTTCAACGCCATGCTGCTGTTCGCCTTCCCGTTCACGGCCGAGATCATGCAGGGGGTGAACGACTACCTCCCGAGCCTCGCCCCGTACCTGCCGCCGAACGTCTACAAGGCGGTTGGCTTCGCGGTCGTGGTCTTCAATATGGTCCAGGCGATGCGCCGCGCGCACGCCGCCGCGGCGGCGAAAGGAGCGGCGCATGGCTGAGCAAAACCAGAAGCCGGTTCGCCGAGCGGCGGGGGTGGCTGGCATCGTCGGCGCTGTCGCGGCTGCAGCCCTCTTTGTGTTCACGCCGGCCCAAGAGGGGAGGGTGCTCAAGACGTACCGCGATATCGGCGGCGTCCTGACCTACTGCGACGGCGCGACGGAGAACGCGCAGGCCGGCAAGACCTACGCGCCGGCCGAGTGCGACGCGCAGCTCGATCGCGACCTGGAGCGGCACGCCACCGGCATCGCAAAGTGCATCCCAATGGACCGCCTGACGGCTGGACAGAAGGTTGCCTTTGTCGACGCCGCCTTCAACATCGGCGTTCCGGCGTTCTGCGGATCCAGCATGGCGCGACGTGTGAATGCTGGCGACTTGCCTGGCGCCTGTGACGCACTCCTGATGTGGAATCGTGCCGGCGGCAAAGAAGTGCTGGGCCTGACCCGGCGCAGGCAACGCGAACGTGAACTTTGCTTGAAAGGGCTGGTATGAAAAAGGTCAGTTCCAAACTCTGGATGAACGAAGACACCGGCTACACGTTGTTCTTCTGCCCCGGTTGCTCGAGCCCGCACGCTGTCGGCGTGAAGGGCGCCGGCGCCTGGGGCTACAACGGCAATGCCGAAAGCCCGACATTCACGCCATCGGTCGGTGTCAACCTGGACCGATCGGCACCCCAACTCCCGCGCTGCCACTCCTTCGTGACGGAGGGTCGGATCCAGTTCCTGACCGACAGCGACCATTCGCTCGCAGGACAGACTGTTGATGTGCCAGAGTGGCCTGAGCACTGGAGGGTTGGATGATCGCCGCGCTCCTCGTCCGTCTGGCGCCGTACAAGCTGGCGGCCGAGATCCTGATCTTCGGCGCACTCGCCGGCGGAGCTATCTATGGCGTGCACCTGGTGCTCGAACATCAGCGCGAAGTGGGGCGTAACGAGGTGCGCGCCGAGTGGGATCGAGCGAACACCGCCGCAGAAAAGGCCGCGCTGGCTCAGTCTGAGGCTTGGCGCGGAGCCCGCGACGCAGCAGTAAACGAAGGAGCCAAACGTGAAGAAACCATCCGCAGCTTGGCTGCTACCTCTGCCGCTGCTGCTAGTGGCTTGCGCGACGCCGTCGCCAGGATCGACCGCAGCCTGCCCGACTATTCCACCGATGCCCTACGTGCGCTCACCGGTACCTACGGGCAGCTTCTTGATGAGTGCTCAGGACGACGTCGAGAAGTGGCAGAGGAAGCTGAGCGGCTCAACTCCGAAAAGCGAACATTAATCGAGGCATGGCCGCAGGGTGCACTTAAGCCGCCGTCACAGCCGTGAGGCTAATTCCCATCGTCCGGGTTACGGCGATTCTCGATGCGCGCCCGGGCGACCTTTCGACCTCGGAAGCCAGACGGTCCCAGAAAAGCCCCAGCCTTCGTCGTGCTCCTCGCGACGACCGCAAATCTTGCAGGTTCTCTGAACGGCCTCGTCGTCATATTCCCAAGTGTGGGCAACGACAAGCGACCGGAAAAGCCGCATAAGCGATGAGATTTTGTCCATAGGCACAATCTATAGTGACTTATGGAAATTTGCAATTCAGGCAACGTTAGGTGTTGTTCAAAATCTGCATTTTTGACCAAAGCTCTCCAGAATTACTCTAGAGCCCGCCCAGGCCTGGCCCAAGTAAAGGAAAAGCATGACCAAGCAACCAATCATCGACCCGAAGCTGGTCGAGTTCGCAACCGTTCGTCAGATCGAGTACATCGACGCCATCGAGAAGAACGGTAGCATGCGGGCCGCCGCGAAGGCGCTTGGCGTGACGAAGAGCGCTGTTCAGGAGTCGATGGACCGGCTCAAGAAATCAGGGGCGCGCCGCGGCTACTCGCCAGAGCATGGCATGACCCGGGCTGTGCCGGATGGCTTCTTTGCTGGGCGCATCAGCACGAACTACAAGGAAAATGGTGCACTCGGCCAGCAGTGGGTAATAGCATCGCCCGATAGGGAGCGACAGCGCGAGATCCTGCTGGCTGCTGCTGCCGCAATGGCTGAAGAGCTCCCGCGCGTCAAGCCGACAAAAGCACCAGTGCTCACCGACGCCAAACTTGCCAGCGTCTACACCCTGACCGATTCGCACGTCGGGGCGTTATGCTGGCATCGGGAGAATCTGGACCCGAACGGCAGTTGGGATCTGGCAATCGCCGAGCGCACGCTCACTGGCTGCTTCGAGCACATGGTGATGGCAAGCCCGCCGGCGCGCACCGGTATCGTCGCCCAGCTCGGCGACTTCCTGCATTCCGATGGGCTGGAGGCCAAAACGCCGACGTCCGGCCACATTCTGGACCAGGACGGCCGATTCCCGAAGGTCGTGCAGACGGCAATCCGGATTCTGCGCCGGGTGATCGGCTTCGCGCTGCAGAAGCATGAGCGCGTGGTAGTCCTGATGGCAGAGGGCAATCACGACTTGGCGTCCAGCGTCTGGCTACGCGCCATGTTCAAGGCGCTGTACGAGAACGAGCCGCGGGTCGAGGTGATCGATTCGGAGCTACCTTACTACGTCTACCAGCACGGCCAGACCATGCTGGCGTGGCACCACGGGCACCTGAAGAAGAATGACCAGCTGCCGCTGTTATTCGCCGCGCAGTTCCCGAAGGTGTGGGGCGAGACAACCCGGCGCTATGCGCACACGGGGCATCGTCACCACTTCGAGGAAAAGGAGCACTCCGGAATGTCCGTGGTCCAGCACTCGACCCTGGCGGCTCGGGATGCTTATGCGGCGCGCGGCGGCTGGATGAGCGATCGGCAGTGCACCGCGATCACCTATCATGCCGACTTCGGGGTTGTCTGCAGGAACACCGTCACACCAGAAATGCTGCTGGCCGCGTAGGCCTGCGTGCTTGCGGTAGGACCATGACCCGCACAGCGACCTCAAGCGGGACGCCGCTCGCCGCCAAGGTGTAGGACGTCTTGAGCCATCCGACCAGCGGCAGCAGGATGAGCGCGAGGTCAACCCGGCTGGCGGTGATCAGGTCACTCCGCGCGTCGTCGTCCTGCGTCACTTGCATGTCGCCTTGATATCCATCGGATCGCGCCCGCCTTCGCGGGTTTGAAGCATGCAGCTTGTCACTTTCGCGTCGAGCTGCTCCCACCAGGTTACCTGGCCGGAGCCATACGAACACACCAGCCACTTCTGGTCGCCGGCCGCGAAGCCGTGCCGAACATTCCATCCGCCTTTCACTTTCTGTTCCTCGCCGTGTAGCTCGCCTTGGCCGTTTATCTCGCCGGCGTACATGCCCGCACCGGTCAACTTCGCCTTGGCGATGAAGCCTTGACCCTTATGCTGATGCGGCACCTCCGCGATCGGCGTGTCCTGCCATGGGTAGAACTTCGGGCACTCAATCACCTGGGCATGAGCAGCCGGCGCTACTAAGCACGCGAATAGCAGCGCCCTCATGACATCACCACGTAAAACTGATCGGCGTTGTCGCTGTCCGAATAGGGGTTGCCTTCCTGATGGCTTTTGCCCCGCCGGGGAATCTCGCGTGACTTCACTTTGTCCGGCCGCCGGCCGCGCCATTGATCCATTACGCGGATACTCATCACGTTGCCGCTGACGCTTCGGGCGAAGTCGATGAATAGCGCCGCATGGTATCCATGCCTGTTCGGGAAGCGACCGTCCACGAAGTTGGCGATCACGGTGCCTGGGTTTAGGTAGCTAAGGTCGACCACACGTGGGCCCGGGCGCCACGCGCTGGTTGGCCCAACGCTCGTCACAGCCTGGACAAGTGCCACGCACTCGCCATCGCGATACGGTACATGCTCCTCAAGCTTTTCCACATCGCCCCAGTAGATCGTTGCGCCCATATGCCCTCCGTCGTTGATGAGTACATGGTCGCAGTGTTGGGTTTACAGCAACTTGGCGGACGTCAACCGAGCATCGGGAGGAAGCGCAACCGGCTCTGATATACTGTATAAAAGAACAGTATTTCATTGGGTCAACCGTGAGCCAGCTACCGCCCGCCGCCGAACTTGAGCAATTGCACCCGTCACTCTGGCGCGCTTCGCAGCTTGCCCGTAATCGGGCGCAGTGCATCGACACCGGCCACCCAACGTTGTCGAATCAATTGCCGGGCGGCGGCTGGCCTACGGGTACTCTCGTCGACCTGCTTGTCCAGCAGCCTGGCGTAGGCGAAATGCGGTTATTGGCGCCGGCGCTGGCGAAGGTGGCTGCTCGGCGCGTGGTGCTGCTGACGCCGCCACACGCACCTCAGATCCTTTCGCTCACGGCCTTGGGTATTCCGCCAGGATCGGCGATCTGGCTGCGCGCCGATCGAACGGCCGACGCACTGTGGGCCGCGGAGCAGGTGCTGCGCAGCGGTGGGTGTGGCGCCTTGCTGTTCTGGCCGGGTCAAGGGTCGACAAGCAGCTCACGCATTCAGCACGTGCGCGCCGACAGCCTACGCCGGCTACACCTCGCAGCACAGCAGGGCGAAACGCTTTTCTTCAATATGCGCCCACTGGCCGCGGAGGTCGACGCTTCGCCGGCGCCACTGCGCTTGAGCGTGCGGCCGGCCCCTGGCGGGATCAATATCGGGTTCGTGAAGCGGCAGGGCCCACAGCGGGATGAGCCGCTGTTCCTACCGATGTCAATAGGCCCTGCGCATCAGCGTCAGCCGCAACGCCATGCCGCGCCTGTGCCGCATGTGGTTGGGCCCGCAGTCTACGACTTAGCCCAATCTTGAGGCAATATCGTCTGCGGTTGGGTTGTAATACGTGCGCAACTGATTGATGTTCGTGTGCCCGACCATCCTTGCAAGGTCAAGCACGTCAAGCTTCTGCGCAAGACGTGTAATGGCCTCATGACGGGTGTCGTGGAAGGTCAATCCCTCGATGCCAGCCGCCTTCTTGGCCTTGCGGAACAGGGCGTCAAGAATAGCGGATGACAAGTCAAATCCGCTTGGGACGAGCTTCCATATAGCCAAAGCCTGCGGCGATAGTGGGACATCACGCGGCCGACCATTCTTCGTCATATGTAGGCGCGCTACTCGGCCCTGGACATCGCCTTTCTTAAGGGAGCATATTTCGCCGGCGCGCATCGCCGTTTCGATGGCAAACAGGAAGGCAAGTGCGACACGGTGCTGCTTGGTTACTGGCTCGCCGGGAATTGTGCGATCCCAGCCGAGCTGGAGGCAGACAAGGTCGATTTCCTCCTCGCTAACGCGACGATCACGATGCGGCGGGTCTTTTGGGCGTTCGACGTCCTTTGTTGGCACATCCTTGATCCATCCCCACTCTCGTTTGGCTACCGTGAAGACATGCGAAAGCAGATTCATATCTCGGTTGACTGATGAGCTCTTCACTTCACGCAAACGGCTATCGCGCCAGGCGGCAACGTCTGCGGGCTTGATTTCGGCAATCCGCTTCTCGGCCAGTTCGGTTGTGGAGAACCAGGCGATACGCTTCGCCTCATTGGCATAGCTGCGCTTCTTCTTTGACACCTCGAGCTCATACTTCTCTAGTGCATCGCGCAACGTCTTGCTCTTGCCGCTTGTGCCGCCTTCGACGATCTGTATCCGCTGCTCGGCCTCCCACGCCAGCGCCGCGGCTTTGGTAGCGAAGGTCCCTGAGACTCGCTTGCCCTTGACCATAATACGATGCCGCCATACGCTGCCTTCCTTCTTCGGCGCCGCCATTTTTGCCAATCCTTTTGGTAATTTTTGGCAAATGGTATCAGAAATGAACTGCGGAAAACCGAAAGGCATCAATCCCGCATGGGGCTGATGCCTTAAGAAACAAGGACTAAATGAAGAAAGGTGAAGTGCAGATCTTGACAGTGGTGCCGGTGACCGGTATCGTTATCTCTACGTTTTCAACAGGTTAGAGATGAGGTTGCCAAAACAATGCCAGAAAAAACGAGGGCTGATATTGAAGACTATGAGGCGCTGTACGAGTCCGAACGGT